TACATTAGCTTTGCCATAATCCAATTTTTCTCCTGTCTTCCTGTCTATGTAGTTAACGAACGGATCATATAAGGTATTTGGTTTCCTATCGTTGCTACTAACATTAGGTCTTACGGCAACATAGTTACCACCCCCATATGTATCAGGGTCTTCCGCTGCTTTCTTATTCAGTTCTTCCTGAGTTAACAACCACCCTTGTTCTCTACCCATTTCCGCAACGCGAACCAAGAAGTTCTGGTTGGCAGCCATGGTGGACAACGTCATAAACGTCCTAAACATGTTATCGAAGAAGCTCTCTTCTCCATAAACGCCCAGCAGTTCCTGTAGTCTTGGGTCTAAATCCTTTTTCCTTTTCAGGTTGTCGGTGAGGGGTTTATACCCTTCACTCTTGCCCGCTAAACCTGCGGGCATGTAACCTTTATTCCTATAGGCTTCAATAAAGGCTTCTACCTGTTGTTGTCCATACGTCCTATTACCTTCAGATAATGCATTGTATTGAGATTCAGCCATGGCAGCCGCTTCGGATGCAGACATTTCCGCATCTGCGAAAGCAACTTCATCCTTCGCTTTCAAGGCTTTCGACTTATCCCTTCTAGATTTATCTAAAAGCATAGCCGTCTGCGCATTGATGAACTGCTCTCTAAAGTAACCTTCACCTTTCTCCCTTATTCGCTGGAACTCCTCGCTCGGATCAGTGAGAACTTTATCCGCCCAACCTGATTCATTAAATATCCTGTAGCTACGGGTAAGGTATATTCCCAATTGGTCGTCGATACGCGCCTCAAGCTCTGGACTTACTCCATATAATTGCTTAACCTTAACTGATAAGGCATCAATATACTTACGCATTCTGTCCAAGGTATCCACCAGTTCAGGCGCGGCGGGTATGGTGTCATTCCCATTTCGGAGTAGGTCAAGAGCATCTGCACGATCCCTGATAATCCGTTGTCTATCTTGCTCAGTTAGGACTGCATACTCAGCGTTAGCCTCTTCTTCTAGTAGGGCTTTCTGTTGCTTCGCCTGCTTGCGGGCTTCCCTAACTTCCTTGTATGTTATGTCACCCTTCTTAGCTATACGTTCTTGCTCCTTGAGTTTAGCATCTATTGCGGCCACTCCTTGTGTAACGTAATCCTCTATCCGTTTAGCATCTGCGCTAGATGGTCGGGCACCTCTGGTGTTTCCGATTGCCGCTGCTATAACCTTTATAGGTGCTTTACCTAAAGAGCCGTAGGCTTCAATAGTCTGTGCTTTAAGATTTTCATGGAACTTGGTAACCGTGCGTAACGATTGGTTCATCATAAACTTACGCTGGTCATCAAGCGAGCGGACACGTGGGTCTAACGATCCCGCCAACCACCGCATAAATTTGTATTTGAAAGGCTTCTTATAGCCTCCGGCCTTCAGGACAGGCAGGTCGAACAAGTCCAGCACATGCCGAAATTCAGTGGCGTTCAGAATCTCCTCATCTGTAGGCGGGCGTGATCCTATGCTGGAAGCTAACTCTACAGGTTCTTCACCGTCTAATTCTTTGATAGGTTTACGTGCTACAATAAGGCGGTCGTAGGAACCTATCCGCTCACCATCTTTATAAGCTGTGGCTTCGTTAGTGATTACTTCACCGAAATTCTTCTTAACTTGATTTACAAATCCTCTATAATATTCGGCGTAGCGATTAGCGGCGTGTTCAGTAACCCAGAAATAAGCAGAGCCATTAGGCTTGATGGCATCTGCGGCCAATTCAATCGCATGCGCTCTGACATCGTCTGATACACCACTATTCATTACGGAAGCTACTGTAGCGGTATCTGCCTGCCCGCCTCTAATTAGTTTGGCCGCCTCTTCGTTATGCTCTGGACTACGATTAGCTGGGTCATAAACTACATTAGTAACTCCATGCCGGTTGAGTAGTATGTTAGTTGCCTCTTGCGATGCGCCTCCTCCAATAGCTGCGTTGATGCCGCCACTAATCCACATAGGTTTATCTGGAGCGGCTTTTTCTACTAGCTCATCCAGACGTTCTGATATTTCAGTGAATGACGCACTACCATATAACCTAGCTTGTGAAACAATTTCTTGGTTTCTTTCAAGCCAGTCTGCTGATTTTTCAACTAAATTAGAGCCATCAGGTAATGTCAGGTAATCTGCATCTTTGATAAACCACCTCGGAATAACATTACCCGAACGTGGGCTGATAATATCCATGAACCCACCGAACGGTTGCCACTGTCCGGCAGTTGTCCCACCGATGCCTGCCTTACGCCCCCTACCGGATGACAAGTAGAATACCTGTTTCATGCCTTCTGGCAATGAGACTTCGACAATTGTCCTTCGGCCTGATTGTCCTAAAACCCGTATATCCTCGGGCTGTAAGGTGTTTGCGTCAAACCCCATATCATCAAGCAAAGCACCTCTATATCTTAATTCATTTAGCTTTTTCTGCTTATGTTCTTGCCGAACTCTTGTAGGAGCATTTATATCAGGAGCATTGTTCAATAACCGCATGTCCTTAACGGATACCGGATCACTTATTGAAGGCTGTGGCCTGCCATCCTCGTCCTTATCAAAGGAGAACGTATCCCACATAAGGAAGCTAGGATATCGTTGTATATGTAAACGCTCCCCTGCTGGTGCTGTAAATTCAGAAACCCCTGTATGCCTCATGGTTATGCCCCGCATCCTCGGGTCATCCAACTTAGCTATATCAAGGTTCCAGTCAGGGAATTTGGTAGCGTTGGGGTCTTGGCTATCCCATAAATCCATACCTCCTAATGATGACCAAAGCTCAAGCTGCTCGTCCGATGAAGTCGGAGCGGTGACCCTACCCGTTAGTGGTTGTCCGGCTCCCCTAATTAAAGGTCTGGCTGTGCTGTATTTTGCGATAGCCTGACCCATCTTAGCGAAGTCGCGTGCCACCTTCTCATACTTATTCCATTGGGCTTCTGTTTCTAGCTTTCTTAAGGGCCGTCCTGTTCTATCGAACTGATCTTTTTTGACAAAATCGGCTGTGGTGTCTCCGGTAATTAATACGTGTGTTGATTTTTTAGATAATCCTCTTACACGCTCGTCATTAGCCCCCAGCATATGAATCCTGTATGCTTGTTGGTTTTCCGGTATATCATTCCGACTTACCTGATCGACGTAAGTTTCTAATTCTTTCTTAGACCAAACAGCTTTAGCGGAAGGTGCGCCTACAACGAAGTTCCATCTGCGGGAATCTTCCCCGAATATAGATGTTATATCACCTACCGCATCAGCAAACGATGCCTCGTCTCTAGGCGCGTTGGGTCGTTGCGCCGGAACAACTACGGTTACTCCTTTGTCCATTAAACCTAGCAGTCTATCTTTATACTGCTCTAGTAATTCTTTAGTGCCTATCGGGTCACCTATTATATCAGGAGCAACCACAGTAAGGTTTAATGCATCTGTTGGGTTTATTGATAACGCAGCCCATTCCTCGTAAAAAGATACTATCTCCTCCCAATTAAGCAGAGAGCTTTTCGGGTTGTTATATACCTGTTCAACAATAGTTTTCGGATAGCCCGCTTTAATAGCCGCATCCACACTACCCGCATCCAGAATATTGTTCTTAGCAGAGAATGCCGCAAAGGCTCCGCTATCCAGAAATACTCTGCCTCCTCTAAACCAATATTGCAATAATCGCCCGTGACGTGCCCTGAACCCTTCTCCCGGTGCATGAACCCCATCCTTCTTAGGTTGTTTCTCGTAGTTTCGTTTATGTATAGATTGAGCCTGCGCACCGATTGACATCGTGCCCATTATAGCTTTCTTTAAATGATGCAGGTTTACGGCAGCTCCTGAGCGGAAGGTGTCGAACACTTCATCTACACGCGACTTGGGTAAGTAACCATACATACCTCCCTCACCCTCAACTTCACCTGTCATTGGGTCTTCAAACGCACCTATATAAAGGTTACCCCTATCATCCATGGTAGCGTTCAATCCCTTAATCGGCGTAGGTTGTGATTCCCAAGGCCATTCTGCCAGCATCTCAATCTCTTCCTCAGACAGATCAGGGTTCTGCTGTCGCAAGCGATCCGCATCATCCATGTCCGGCAGGACGTTGAGGGTGTAATTAAGGGCTTCTGCGGATTCCCTAGTGAAAGGGGCACCGTTATTCATAATCGTATACAGAAGTTTGTCTGTAGAGAATGAACCCATCTCGCCTTCCACGAACCGTTTCGTGGCTGGTGGTATCGGTGGGTCGCTTATTGAAGTGTAAAGCGTTATGTCCTCGGGTTCCTTATCACCCACTTCAGTGACCCATCCATTACCTGCCCATATCTTTTTCTCAGCGAACTGGATAACCGCGTGAAGTTCAGCAGTATCCATATCCAATTGTTTAGCTGCTCTGTTAAAGATCAGTTCTGACGCTAAGAAATCCTCATAAGACACTCCTCTCTCGGCTGGTGGTTGGATACGCCAACGGGATTGGGATGCTTTAACGGGTGCTTTATATAAAAGTCTACGGAGTGAGCGTGCGTCCCATACGCCAAAGCTGGACTGCCCGATATCTTCAGGTAGTTCTGGATCACTAAGTGATTCCTCAGCTTGTTTGGCAAGCAGTGCGGCGGCTCGGTCTATGGCTCCACTGTCGATGGCGGCATCTATCCTAGCCCTATTAGGTTCAGTTATGTCATAGGGCAGTTCCTCGTAGTCGGGCTTTGTGAAATCCCTTGCACCCTTATTCCTGAACCCTTTACCAGTGAGCAATGGAGAACCTAACAAGTCATATGGCTGTTGGATAATATTATCATCCTCGTCATACTTTACCGGAATCATCGACGTATCATTTAGCTCTGCCGTGCTATCTATCTTAGATGCAAGAGCCACCATACCGGATTCAGGGTTCTTAACGTCAAACGGCTCTATATCTGGAGCTTTGAAGTTACCTCTCATCATCCTTAATTGGGTAACAATGCGGTCAGTCGCTCTGGCGAGATGAGGGTTCTGGCGTTGGACTTTACGAAGCTCAAGTAACCGGCGTAGGAATCCTTTCATGTAACGGATTGCACGCTGGAGCAGATTGGGGTTACTCCTAAAAAACTTGTTATCTTCTTCAGTAGTAAAGCCACGCACCACTCGTTGTGCGTGCATACGCATCTTCTCCTCAATTAGCCTATACTTTTCCTTACCGGATACGGTAGGGTCAGGTGAGTTGAGTCTCGCAAACGAAGCCTCTTTAGAGGATTGGTCTTGGTAATATTCGTCTGCTATATCTGTAAAGTCACCGTCACCTAAGCTATCGATTACTTCCTGAACTTCAGCCCTTGTAAGGACGTTCCAACTGGCTACGTGAGCCATCTCCTCACTGACCATCGTAACGGATAAGTGCAGGGCATCTTTATCCTGCAATCCACTTATGGCTCGGGCTACTCCGTAAGGGTTGATGTAGACCATATTACCCTTCGCCCACATAGGGGGTGCGCTCTGTTTAGAGCCTCCGGGCGCATAATCTAAGCTGCGGACAACCGTTGCGTTTACTCCATTCGATGAAGCTACGTCTAATGCTAGTCCTACGTTGTCGTTAACCCTGCGCTTTATATCAGTTGCTGTGTTTTCTGAATCATCTGCCGCGATAGCCTCCATCCCATTATGGGTTCCTGAAATCATTGGCGGCGGGGTGGTTGACTCAAAGGCAGCTACTTGTGTCCTGCGCTCATCGTAATCCCTTAAATCAATTCGGTCTTCGGGTAGTATGATCTGCCCGTCATCGTCAAATGTGATTGGGTTGCCGGACTTCACGCGGCGTGAATCAAATACCACAAGTGTGGCTGGCGTGTCTCTCCGCATTCCACTTGGCTGCATCGGATCAACTGCCCGAAGATCAATAACAGAGTCGTAACCCAAGTAGTTGAGTATACCGTTAATAGCTTCTTGGGTTACCTCAGATTCACCGAACATTTCATCCGACTCAAGGAACTCGACAAACTCTGAGAAAGGCGCGGCTTCATCAGCCATCTCAAGAACCTTCTTAAAGCTATCAGTTGATATATCTGTGTTTAACCCTCTTCCATTCAAAGGTGAGCCGGGGGATTCTGCTATAGCTAAAACAGAAGAAATAGCTTTAACCAACAAGGGGGCATCGGCCTCAGCCATAACTCCCGTTGGGTTTTGAGTCATCTTTTCAGACCAAGCTACCTCAGCCAGTCTTTGCTGCTCTAGCCTTATATACTCTTCATACCCAACCAATGTTGAATTAAGTGATAGGTTGTATTCCTCTCTAATATTTGTTTCAGCTTCTTGCTTATACTCCTCAAGGACGCTTGAGTTAATACCGAAATACATATCCGGCTCATCCAAAATAGGTATTTCATCCTCCTTATAACCACTAGGCATGCGGGTTTCTTCAAAACCTCCAAGAACTGCGCTGTTCAGTAATGATGCGTAGCGCATGCGCTCTCTGTAATCGTCACCTATAAGGGACTTAGCTGCATTATCATACGCCTCGACTTCAGTTATATCGGGGTTTTCTTTGCGGAGTCTCTCCGACTCCTCTGCAACCATTGCTTCCCAATCCTCATGGTAGGTATAAACAGATGTGCCATCCTCTTTCTTTGTTACGAAGATTGGTCTATAAGCCATTATCCTAGCCCACTTGGTCATAAATGAACTTAGCTGGGCAGATGCTAATGGGTTTCTTTTCGTCCATTCAGACAGAATAGCTTGCCTCTCCTCTGTTGAATTGGCTCCGCTCAGCAAGGGTTGGATGTGGTCACCACCATCATCCCCACTAAGATGGGTTGAGTAAACTGAATTAGGGGATGGTTCGTATGAACCTATTGATGTTTCGAGAGTTTCGTCCGCGTCATATTGTAAACGACCGCTCTCATACCCCTCGCGGAAGGCATCTCTATATTGGGGTTGCGCGGCACCCGCTTGGCTCTTACGGAACGCATCTCCCGACAAACCCAGCTCATAGCCGTTACGGAAAAATTCTCTGGCACCGTCCAAGTAGGCTTGCGGGGGGTCAGGTCGAGCTGCTATATCATATTCATCTTCTAACCGCTCTATTGACCACTTACTATCAAAGACTGCATCCGCATCAGTAGCTGGTTCATCAGCGGCTGCATCCGGTCTTTCCATTATCTCCGCTTCGTCCTCTTCCGTCAGGAAACGCGTCCTTAGCCCAGAGGCAACTATAAACTTAGGGTCTGGGAGAGCTGAAGTTGGGTCGTATACGACTTTATTTAAAAGGACAGTTAATTCGTCTGGGGGCTGAGTATTATCGTCGTTGAATACAAATTCTTTGGCCTCTTTCAGTTTCTTGAAGATAGCCTCACTCCCATCATCCTTAGTTAAAGTCTCGCCATCCAAGGTAGCGCGCCATCTTATATGCCTTCCGGTGCCTTCGCCCACCTTCTCAACTTTAAGTCTGCTGAAGGCACCAACGAACTTATCAGCGGCTGCTTTTTCCAATGGGTCTGCGATAAACCCTGTATCTATTTCTATATATAAGTCATTACCTCCGGCTTTCTTCCATGATGCGTTATCATGGTAATCCTCTGTGTCTATGTTTCCGACGAATATAGGTAATTCTTCTTGTGTATTAGGCGATAGCTGGCTGGGATCATTCCTTACTTCTGATAAATGATCGCTGAGTAACTTTAGCTTATCCCGTAATAAGTCTACGTCTTTGGGTTGCTTGCCCCTCCGCACTACATCTGGGAGGAACCAATCATATTTTTTAGCACCCCTCCAATATTCATATGACTCTTTTATATCAGAATATAACCTCTCTAAAAGGGCTATAGGAATGCCATCCGATGCGCTTATATTACCTATATAAGACATACCGACGAACCTGCCGCCGAACCGTGCCCCATCCCCTGCGATAGATGAATCAGGGTTTAGCATAGCTAAATATGTATTCTCAACCCTCATGGCTTCCTTATCGCCTAACTCGAAAGCTCTCTCCCAACGATTAACCGCCTCTGACTTCCAAAGCTGCATCTCAGCATTCAGCGCATTATCGAAGCGTAAATTGGCTGATGAGTCAGGCGTATCTGACCCTTCCAATGTGTGGCCTCCAAAGATGTTTAACCCTAGAGTTGCGACATCTAATGAAAGTTCATCTTCTCTTCCACCATCTTCAGTCCGACTGATCTTGCTTTCAATCACCGTCGTAGCGGTGGGGGTGGTGGGCTTAGTGGCTTCTAAGTTCGCTAGAATCTCATCCGCTTTGTTGTTGAGCGGATCAACTACCGACGCATACCCATCTGCCATTGATGCTAGATTTGCTGCCCGCTTTAGCTCGTCACCAAGTATTTTTACTGAAGCACGGGGTAATTTATCATTCGCTAATATAGGTGAATCTGTTGCACGTTTATCTCTTAAAAAACTAGCTAGTTCTCGGAAACCGGCGGTTTCTACTACTGACTTATCCGCTCCCTCGTCATCATAGTCTTCCTTATTGCGCACCTCCTCTAACGCGAAATATAAGTATTCAGCATATTCGGTAGATGAATCAGCGTCTTCTAGGTTTACGCCTATCTCAACCTCTGTCATGTCATCTATGACGGCAGGGGGTGTATCGGCGGGCGGGTTATCCAATAAATTCTGAATTTTAGTAGCAGTCGCGCCTGCCCATGCGCCTCCCTTTAATATCTCCGTAAAGCGGTCAGCATCCAGATCAGCTTCGTTAGCCGGTGAGTCCCTATTCGCTAAATTTTTAAGATCAGCTATAAGGTAAGGTGCAATATCGGATGATATAAGTTGTCTTCCCGGTATTCGCAGGCTAGAGCCCTTCGGCTCCCCCCTCGACAACCAATCAAGATAAGGTCGGTATTCTTCGTTCCCTCTATTTACCTCTTCCGTAGCTCCTGTTATTAACAGATCAAGTTCCGTGACTATGTAGTTATCAACTTCTTCATCTTTAGAAATGAAAAAATTACGCATGCTTATATAGTCATCCCCAAACCATTTGGCATCCAACGAGGAATCTTGGGATGTGTCGGGTGCTTCCTCAAGCCTCCTGATCGTCCCTATATTAAATGCGAATTGCGAATCACCTATTACACCCTCTTCAAAATTAATCTTGGATGTATCTTCTACGATTAGGATTTGGTTGCCAGCTTGTTCTTTAGGTAGTGCTATAATGCTCTGCCCTTCGGGGTTCTGGATATAAAGGTCGTATGCTTGTAGAATGAACCGCTCTGCATCAAGTATTTCGTCATACAGGCTTGATTCCTCATATACGTCAGGATCAAGTGTGCCTTCTTCTGAGAAACCACCTTCCCTATTTTTATAGTCGTTTAATATGTTCTTATGGTCTAAGTAGCGTTTGTCCTCTGCTTCGGAGACGGGGGTTCCCTTAGACAAATCAGGGTTCTGGAATCTAGTGTAATATTCCGTTATACGGTTTTTCCACTTTTCCAATAGATCAGGAGATATCTCTGCGGCTACGTCAGGCCATTCATCCTCAAATTTTACGTATTCAGGAACAACATTTTCGTCTACATCCCACAACTCCTTTATCTTCTGTCTTGCGCTAGTTACCTCATTATCAAAATCCTCTTGCCCCTTATCACTCAAGTTGAGTTCCAGTTGTTCGTATACTTTTTCATCTTCCTCTTTCTTTTTCTGCCAGTCAGTAAACTGGTCAGACTGGTTTTTAGCTACGTCCTTTTTACGTAGCCGATCTTCCAGCATGATAGACATACTTGTGTTGAATGAAGTGAAAATGGCTTCCCTGAAATCAGCCATTTCAGAGTCCACCGTCCCTGATTCCTGAACCGCTACCTCAATGGTCTGAGTTATGTAATCCAGTAATTGAGGAGATATTGTGCCGTTGCGTTCAAACTGATTATCTAACCAATCAATTACAGGCTTAGATTGGATACGCCCTTCATTCTTAATTGAGTTGGATAGTATTTCCAACGCACGTTCAAATAGCTCACGCTCGTCGCCTTCGGCTAACTTAGCAAATTCCGGTATTGCAGATGGGTCGGGTTCAGTTACAGCCTCACCTTCACCTAATGGTAAACTTGTCTGCTCACTTAAAGGTAGTAAAAGCTGCTGTATTTTTTGCTCTACCGGCCTATCCAACGCTGCTGAGAAAGGGAATTCATATTGCACTTCGCCACTTTCAGTGGTGTAAGCTTTAGGTATTGCAGGGGCTTCCTGCTCAAACATAGGAACCCATTCAAAATCCTCGACTTCTCTTTCGACGGTTTTGTATTTATCTTTACCGTCTTCATCAACGCCATCCTTTTCAAGCGATTCAATAATTGTCTTACGTTTTACTCTACGGAATCCCGGTCTAGGTGAAGGGCCGCCTTGTGCCATGACCTCATCAATGAATGGCATTTCGTCCTGCCCTAATGTTTCGGGCGAATCTCTCCGTGTAGCTTTCCGCGTAGGGAAACCCACCCAAGTCCCGCCAATGCGGACTCCATAAATGACTCCATTCGAATCTATATTATAGTCGGCGTCGTTGCGGGCTGCCTGAAGTTCAGCCTCATCAGTTATGCGCGGTAGGACAGATGGTAATATGGCTGCTCCATCTGTCGCGTAGTAATTTGCAAATGTTTTGTTAACCTGCCTGTGGTGTTTTTGTTTAGCAGGAGATGCTGGAATAAGTTCTGCATCTTCTTCTACGGGTGTTGCGACTTCTGTGGCTTCTGCTTCTACGTCTTCTTCAAGTGAGGGTGCGCCTTCAGGTCTTGGTGGCAGGGCTTCCCGTGGTCCTCTTGCCAACGCGGTGCGTGTCCAGTTACGCAGCTCGGCGGCAGCTAATGGGCTGTCGTTTTCTTCCAGTGTCGAAATTATATTCTGAATTTGATCGCGCTCGTATGCTTCAGCATCTTTTATTCCTGCTCCTGTAGCGAACCGGTTAACGGCTCGCATGGCGGGTGTGAGTGTGCCACCAATCAAGGCTCCCGCTCTCGCTCCTACTAACGCTCTATTTATGTGTTCAATTAGTGGGCGTTCTTCGTCCAGCGCAGCGGCTTCAATAAAGCTCTGCACAAATTCATCAAGACCCTCCTCCATGCCTTCAGGCAACGCGTCCTTAGCCCTAGCTTTAAGGAATTTACCTACACCTTTATTAAAGGGTCGGTCCAATTCGTGTATAGCCTCTGCCATGCGGCTCTTAATTAAAGCCTCAGCTTCCTTGTTTCCTACCTTTTGACCTGATAGTTTGGTAAGGACTTGTTTCATCTCCTTATAGGAAAGCCCACGATTCAATAAAGAATCTTCGAAACCACCCAACCCCATCTTGCTAAATGCTGATGTTATAAGGATGGTCGATGCCGCTGCCTTTAGTCCAGCACCTAATGCGATGGCATGTTTTTCCTCATGTGTCATTGTATCAGGCAGGCTGCCATATACGGACACAAACATCCCCCCACCCGAACGTGTTCCCCATGGAATTGCCATGGTTGTCTGACGCATAAAGCGATTAGACATGGCGCGGGTATATGCTTCGATAGCCTTCTCCACTCCGACTTTGGCAGCGTCGGTTCCTGAAGTCTTAATCAGGTTGTTGGCTATCAGGTCATCAGCAAGTTGCTTAGGGGATTGGTAAAATTTGGGTTTCAATAAAGTAAGTCCCATAGACTTCTTTGCTAAACCCTTAGCAGTCACACGTGATCCAGCCTGTGTGGATAGGTAACCCAGACCCACAACACCTCCCGTAAATGCTGCTAATCCTAACGATACCAAAGCATCTACGACAACAGCAGAAGCTGTTCCTGCGGCGTCTAGCACCCAACTGAATTCTTCCCCGAACAAGGCTGCAACTTCTCTGCGTCTTGCGTCTTCCTTGGCTTCCTTTTCATTATACTCACGTGCAGAGGAGCTGCCAAATATTTGAGCAGGGAATGACCAAAGTTGTGCTATTGATGCTTCTATAGATGACCCAAATTGAGTTAATTGGTTTTTGAAATGGCTGTAGTTATCAGGGTCTGCTAAGAAATTATCTAATATGTCAACATCAGGAGTTCCCTTAACTCGTCCTGCCTGCAAAGCAGCCCGCCATTTAGAACCTGTGGCACTGGTTTCATCTAAAATATCTTTATAGTGGTCAAACGCACCTGCTACATAAGCCTGTCTGCGTTGTTTTAAGGAGATACGTTGTTCGTCCGTAAGACGTGTGTCTTTATCCACCGCGCTTTCAAAGCGGTCACGCCTGAGCATGAGCGTGGGGTGAGCCATAGGCACACCACCAAACATGCGGATGTTCCGGTTATCTTGTTCTGGGTCATCGTAAAACTCAAATGCTCCCGAATGGTTTAAGTCCTGCGCTGCAAATACCTGAAGTGCTCTCCCTATGTCCCTATCTGAAAACCTACCGTAAGCCTTAGCTCCGTAAGAATTTCGTGTCTTGCTATAATGACGTTGTAGTGCTTCCCTGGCGTCCTCTATAGATTTGTAAGGCGTGTCGATGAACTCTTTGTTTATCTTATCGGCTTTTCTAATGGCTTCTTTTACATCTTTTAAAGCCCCTCCCATTACATCGTAATTGGATTTATCGGCCTTAGCTGCGGCCATCTCGACCATTAATTCGGACAGTTCCTGCTGCTCAAAAACATTAAGCCCGTCACTATTCTTGGTCTGGGAAAATCTAAGGGCTTGTGCTGCGTCTGCGTAACTGACAGTCCCTGCCATGGCTGACCGTTTAAAGGCATCCCCTAAATGAGCACCTCTACTAGCGGGCCCGCCTATTATACTCCGCTCGTTTCCATCAATACTTGAAATGGTAGCAAATGGGATTTCGCCTGTGCGAACTAATAATGCTTTAGCTTCATTTAAGCGGTTATTGACGTAGGGGTCTGTAGGGTCTGCTTCTAACTTCTGTGAAAAGTTATCTGCCTCTAAATCCCCTAACGCTTGACGCACAAGAGAAATCTTTCTGTCAGAGGAAATATCACGTGCACCTACTAAGTTTACCGCGTTAGCCTCAAAATCAGGGTCTACGTCAGGAGTCCCTATAGCTCCTATTTGCTGTGCTTTTTGCAGTAAGGCGGTATTTATCGACGCGTCGATCTCGTCAGTCAGCTCGCCTGTATTGAGGTGCCACTCCCTTACATAATCTGCGTAGTTTCTTATGCTTTCAACCGGCTCCTCAGTGGTCATCCCTCGGGCATTTGACCATGATTCATAATCATTGAACGTGTCCTCCTGTTTAATAGGAGATAATACGGGGTCATTGACCCCACCAAGTGGTGGAATAGGAGCGTCTGGCACAGCAGATTAGGTTGTTAAAGTTAAAAGGTATATTACCTCATTATCTGATTGGGGAAATCCCAAATTTGCGTTCAAAGAGACTTTGTCTCCCACTAGCCGTGGAGGGCTGATCCCCTGAAGATGGTAGCGAAGAGTAACGGCGGCCACTTAATTCATCTCGTTTAGAGGAAATGGCGTCACGCGTCTGACGTAATAACGCTGCAAATTGTTTTACTAACTCGTCAGAGCTGATATTTTCTAAATCAACGTCTGCGAAATCCGTTTTATCGAATCGTTCTTGTCCTATGATATCCCTAAGAACTCGGGATACACGGACAAATTGCATCTTACGGAAGTCTTCTACAGATAGAGGGGCTCCCGCAGCTTCTCCTGTTTGTGAGGGCATAGCTAACTCATCCCTGCCTTTAGCGAACGCAGTCATGGAGCTGTTAACTTCCTTATCTGCCTCTGATAAACGGCTTAGGTAATATTCCAAACCAGATTGCTTTTGCACCAAGGCGTCCTCTGCTCTCTTCAGTTCTGCTTTAGATACAGCCCCACTATTAACGGCTCGGGCTAGGGCACTTAAATCTCTTCCTATTGAATCATCTGGCGCATAAAATTCGTTTACGACCTCCGTTGATCCCGTTCTAGCAGCGGCAAGTGCGGTATCAAACTTCTGCCTAGCAGATGTTTTCTCATCCTCTCTCTGCCCAGCTACCTGCGTATACGCGGTATTGAATACAGCCGATAAACGGGGGTCAGTAATCGCTGTGGGGTGTTTAAGTTTAAGAGCTGATAAAGCTGAAATCTTATCTGAACTGGTAGCGTCGGCACTAATTATGGGGTTAATCTGATCTACCACATTAGGTAATATGCCTTCCACTTCGCGTTGTCGTTTAGTAGCGTCTCTGGCAGTTTGCAAATTCAATTGGGCTTGCTCAAACGCAACCTCATCTCTTCGTAGTTTTTGCGCTCGCTGTTGCCTTTCAAACACTTCGTTATCCAATAACGGCATAAATCTGTTAGCTAACATTTCCTGTTGGCCTATTGGTATGCCGGGACGAGCTATATCCTGAAAGAACTGCTGCCTCATGGGGGCTATGTCCCTTTCAAAATCTATCGTATCGTCGAAATGGGATCGACGGGCGGCGGCTACAGTTTCTCTTCCTTGTTCTACGGCAGAGCGAAATGCAGGCGTCATTATGGACGGCTCATTGAGACGCATATTTTCTGCCTCAAGCATCATTTTGCCTGCTTCAGACCTATAACCTTGTCTGCGTAATCTTTCTGCGGCTCTTCGTAGACGAGAGGACTGCCGTCCGGTCGGGACTGCCGCTGCCATACCCGACATATAATTCGGGTCGTATGCTATATCTCCTTCAGCCATTTTGCTTATTTATCCCATGGTGCAGGTCCAAAACGAGAAGCGTGCTGGCGTGCTAAGCGTGCTTTACCCTGCTCATAAATTTCCTGCTTCGATGGTTTCCGGTTTTCGATTTTGGATATAAACCTCTCAATATTGGCCTGAGTCATGTTACCAGACCACGGGTCAATCTGTTCGCCAATAGCAAAAATATTCTCTAGTTCGTCCAGATTATCTGCTTTCTTATAGTAATCTTTATCGGCGGCGATGTTGTCTTCTATCGTCCTAGCTAGTTCCTTCTTCAAGAATAGGGTGGATTGATCATCCGTGAGTGCTAGTTTTTTGCGCCTTGCCTCATCTTCCTCATTAACCGTATTAAATTTTCCCGTCTTTAATCCTTCCGATAACCTACCACTTAACTCTTTGCCATATCGCTGACGGTGTAGTGCGCGGCGGCGTCCCGTCAAGGGAGTTACTGGTTTTGGCTTCCTTTCGATAGGAAACGGTAAGTCAGGAGCTACTGCTGGGCCTGTATATGTTGGGTCAGTCCATGCAGGAAGGGGTTGCTCTCTAATAGATATCCGTTCAGGAAGCCCACGCTCAGCGCGGCTGGCTTTTTCAGCTTCGATATCGTAACCGTAATCAGGTTCTTTGACTTCTTTAGGAACCCACTTCTTCTTTTCAGCATCCCAATTGTGGGTCTTGGCGTAATCGGGTTCGTCTATTTCCTCGCCCGTTTTGGGGTCTTTAATTTTAGCGGTTATTTGTGGGTATGAAAGTCTTTGCTGAATGCGTTTGATAGGAGCTAAAAATTTCTTCGCATTACTATTCGTTAGTTTTACGGTTTTACCGCCCTTCCATCCGGCGTCGGCCATCTCAGGAGTTATAAAGACTTCGGGACCGACTACTTTATTTTCCTCGTCTACAAAATATGGGGAGTTATAATTAACAGCCATTTACTTAATTTTTTATGCTTATCCCTAGTGACTTTAGATATTTATCCCTCTCTCCTTCTTTCCAAGACCTTTGCGGTGGCTCTTCTTCTTCATCTTCACTACTCCAGTAAGCGGCAGCGGGGATGAGAGCTGGGCTTCCAATAAGTGCTCCTAAAGCTGCCTTTTTCTTTTTAGACATCTTCTTAGGCTGTCCTACAGGACGATCAATAGTCGGCGTTGCTTTACTGCTCGCCCCTGCTGTGCCTGCTGTGCCTTGCCGCTTAACTTGAGGTATATTACGTCCGAATTTTATTTGAGCTTCGGCTTCTGCGAAGGGATCACCCCCCATCCTTAAAGAAGCCGGTTCGGGCGGTTGTTGTGATGCAACAGTTTCAGCTAGGTCTTGAATCAGGTTATCAGGTTGTCCTGCTAATCGTTTTTCTGCCGCTTCGGCTGCTGCTTTTCTGCGGGCTTCAAATAAAAGTTCGGCATTTTTTTCAGAGCTGTGTTGGATAGGTGGTCTGTCGGGGACCATTCGTCCTAACTCATCCGTTTTTGTAGACGCAGCTAAATGCTTAGGCATTGGGCTTTCGATATCCACATCAACCCCCTTCCGTTTCATATCTAATATTTCGGCCTTGGCTCTTTCAGGGTCGCCTGATAATATCTTTTGAATCTCTTGATCTTTATATTTTCGATACTGAAGGTTGCGGTTCATTAAACGGTTGTGTTCTACAACGTCTTTAGGGCTGTCAGGGACGACGAATCCATATCCCTCAGCTTCTTTCTTTAAAACTTGCCAACTAGGCACTTTGTTACCGTATGCTGCGCGTTGCCGTGCTACAAACTCTTTGGGTGGTAGCATTTTATCAAACCTATCAATACTAATAGGTTCTGTGCGTGGGCGTTTAACGGGTGCAGGTGTAGGAGTAGGGGTGGGTGTAGTGGCGGGTGCTTGTCTGCGCCTTAAAACAGGGGCTCCCTGCTTTCGCGCAGCCTCCATTTTTAGCTGATCCTTTAATACCTTTGCGCGTTCAGCGGCGGATAGGGAAGCCTTCTGGGCATCCATCCTATCCTCTAGCTTTCGTTGTGTATCGAAAGCGGGGGAGCCTTTAGTGTATTTACTTAATGCCTTATCGCGTGCGGTGGGTTCCGGTCTAAATTTATTAAAAATCGCCCTAACTATATTACCTTTAATACCTTTAGGTTTAGCTTTAAACTCAGGAGCTGCCATTACTTCTTAGGGGGGTTTTTACCTTTTGGCGTTTTTAATTTTTCCATAGCCATACGGAGTGTGTTATCGTCGGGAAACCCTCCAGCGGGGACGTTAACGCCGCCTGCTTCCATATACTCTCTCAGACGATCCTTCTGTGTCCTGCCTGCCGGTTGGTTTGCTTTCCTAGCGGCGGCTAGAGCCTTTTTATCGGGTTTAGCCATAGCCATTGATTCCCGCAAAGATGGCTTAGCTTTGGCCGTAGTTTTAGCAGCCCCGAGGGATTTCCTACTAACCTTATCCAATACTTCGGGTGGGACTACTGGTGTCGGTTTTACCTTTAACTTTTTTAGAAATGAAGATGCTATCTTTGAACCTGCCATAACTTAAAATTTAAGGGATTTATCCAGTAAGTCAACACACTGGAGTGCCCATATAAAATTTCTTCTATTAAACATTTCCAGTTGTTTCTATTACAGAAACAACTGGAAACATGCACATGAGAAACTTTTTAAGTTAAATTTACGTTAGATTTGATCTACCGCTAAAATCTTAGAAAGTCCTTTTATATCCCGCCGTGGACGTGCCTTATTAATCGAGCTATCTTCCACTGGCTCAACAGCTACAAGCCCATGTCTTTGCCTAGCTAAGTCTAAGCACAGAAAGGCAGCGTCCGCTAAGTCAGGACTGCGCCCAAACCGCGCCTTATAATCAGGCTTAGACTCTATCTTCATGCGAAGGGTAGACCCTTTGATCATTTCGTAGTTACGTCCTGTTATTTCCTGAGCGAGCGCATTATCTATTCCAAACAGTTGCTTGGTTCTTACCAGTTCTTTCCCTACAAACCATAACTCGCTAACTCTATTGACGTATAATTCTGTGCCTATTAATTTAGAATTTGCCGAAACCCGTTTATCAGACGCTTTTCCACCGAATGAAACGCGAAGTATCTCGTCAGACCACTCCCCCGCCAATACATCGCAGAAAGGCGCACCGGCTCCTGTGGCATCCACCGCAACATCCTGCGGAAGTATCTTCCTCTTCTGACACGCCTCTTTCACCTGCCGGACGATCTGATAAGTGCGAGGCACCGCGTGGTTGGTGGCATCGTCGTTGAGCTGCAACGCTTCATCCAGCATAACGCAATATTGCCCATTTGAATCATATCCGACAAAACCTGTATACAGTATAGTTCTATCCCCTCCATTCGTGAATGCGGGGTCGAGTCCGGCTATAGCTGTGGGTTTTCCGCTCCATTCTATTTTACCTAATGATCCTGATCGGGATAATTCTGCTTCTGAGTATATACCCTCTGTTTCGTCCGAGTCGAAGAACACGGCGCGGACCATTCTCATATAGCCCCGCGACTCTTGTCCTAATAAGGCTTTATCTTCATTGATCTTTTCTATCGTAGGTAACCAAGGATATATAACCTCTCCTGCTGTTATATTAGGACTACGCTCCCCATCAAACCGGATATATTTACCATTCCACTTAGTTGTCCACTTTTCATCGACATTAGTATCTACGGAATCCCACCCGTTTTTTGGCTCGCTCCAAACCCCGAAGGCGTCAAACCGACTAGAGGGGTTCGACATACCAATCATTTGAAATGATGGGTTTTTGGATAAGTTCGATAGACCAGCTTGTAATATAGCCTCTGACAATTCCGATAACTCGTCCCCGATCAATATTACTTTTTTCTGTTTTATACCAATGAATTTACCAACAGCCTCCCTTGTTTTAGATTTTTCTGCCGCAATAAGAGATAGACCTGCCCGCTCCACTAGGTTTCCCCCTTCACTTATATAAGCAGCGTTACCAATCGAATCCCGAATCCTGATCGGTGCGCCCTCAATCACCATCAGCAAGCTGATCACTGAACCCCAAATCCTTTTCCGTGCTTCACGTAACGTGGTTGAGGTTAAAAGGATCAGGGTATCGCGGGGCTGGGCTAACCAATTCAGGATTCCCCATGCGGCCATAGTATGGGACTTACCGCTGTTGGCTGCGCCTCCAATAGCTACGTATTTATTCCTTATCACAGCCCGTATCATATCGACTGCCCAAGGGTGTTTAACCATTAAAGGTTCAGGTAAGTCAGGATGATTCCATAACTCATCACACAACCTCCAGAAATAATACTCTCTGGCTTTAGGCAGTTCGTGATTAGCGAAGCCATACAACAGAGCCGTTAAGGTATTAGTGGGCGGTATAAATAAACCACCTACATCCATCTTCTTTGTTGTGGGGTCTATGCGCGGTTCGTAAACGTGTAATTTTGATCCCATCCAACTTGAACTATAGCAATTTAAATAGTATATATTAAATGCTTTGAGTAAAAAAGCCAAAAAAGCCAAAAAGTCGGAACTCATTAAACGGGCTCTCGACATGTATAATAAGGATTACAAGTTGGTGAATATCTGCAAGGAGTTGGATATTCACCCCGCTACGTTACGTAGATGGCTAAGGGAAATGGGGGTAGCTCCAAAGACAAACTCTCACGCAGAATCTAATCCTAAACCAAAAGACCCTGATCCGTTGGGGACGGCTGTTGACAAAAATCTGAAAGAGACAACTGATGATGCTGTCAAGCTGGCTAAACACGATGCACGCTTAGCGGAGGATAAATCCATGATGGAGATAGCGGAGTCCCAATCCTCACCGGCAGAGAAATACCAAAGTTATATCGCAGCGGCGGGAATAAAGCTGCTACGCGATGCTATGAAAAATCTTCGCGGACCTAAAACCGTCCGTGAACTATCTGAACTGGATCAACTAATACGACGAAACCTCGGTCTAAATGCTAAGACCGGTGGCGGGACTGGGAAGGTTCAGATAGACATATCAATACTCAATAACGCGAAAGCTGATAGGGGTAAAGGCTCTATAAAAGTAAACCCTGATAAAGTTATCGACGTTGAGGAACTAGACTCTGAATAATGAGCACTCCTGAGACTACCGAAAATGCTGAACATTGTATCCTACTCTATTCGGGCCTTAATGACGCATACATAGGGAACGTAGAGACGTTTGGTAAAGCACCCGTTGCGTGTTACTCTAAAAAAATAACGCTTAAAATTTTGGAGACAGAATATAAGCTAACTCCTAGAGAAGCACGCGAGCGTTATGAATATGAATATCTTCAAAATGACTATGGGGATGCAACACCCTCATTTCTTGACGATGAAGAAATCCCATCTATTTCCTGACAGGCTGTTGGTAATAGACCCGTTAGTGCTAATAAGGGAGGATTTGCCACCAAGGGATTTCCGGTTCGTAAGCATGCGCTGTAAAGGAGAGTTTTACCTTGTAAAGCCACAACGAGCTAAGGAAGTATTCTTTTTACAAATGCTGGGTAAGAATATTGATATATTTCTCCCTTATACGGGTGAGGGGTTGTTGATTAAAAGAAAGGCCATAGACTATCTATACACTCCTGTATTAAGCGACTAATGATAGTTGGTATCGATAACGGTCTTGATGGCGGTCTTGTGGCTATATCTAAACACACTGGTTCAGTTATTGATAAAACAGTAATGCCTACTTTTCATAGGCTAGGTAAGCGAGAAGTCGATTCCCGTAAAATTTACGATTGGATAATGGGACTTAACACCCCATTCACCGTAGCTATTGAAGAGCCTTTACGCCATGCGCGATCATCGCAAGCCATACGATCAATGGCTATATCATTTGGAAAAATTCTAGGCATGGCCGAATGCCGTCAATGGGAAATAAACTGCGTAAGCGTGCATAAATGGCAAAAAGAGATGCTGGGCATGGTTCCAAAAGGAAAGACAAAAGAGGTAGCTCTTGCCGTAGCCAACACCTTAGCTCCTGACGAGTGTTGGCAAAAAAGTAAGCGGGCTTCTAAGCCCCACGATGGGATGATTGATGCGTATTTGATTGCCCACTACTTGCGTAAAAGGTTGTAGTTCAATATTTTTCTGGACATTCAGTTATTTTCCATGTAAGCCTTTGCTGCATGAAAACCCTGTTCCCTACTCAGGCCGCTGCGGCTAAACGATTCCTACACCATTTATTAGACGGTCGGCACACGCTAGATTCAAGTGATGTAGGAACCGGTAAAACCGTCGTAGCGGCTCATATTGCTAAGGAGTTAAAGAGGCAGCTTGCATCGCCTGTTGCGGTAATATGCCCTAAAGCGGTCATACCCTCATGGGAACGGGAACTGGACGAGATGGGCGTCGAGCCGTTGTTCGTAATGAACTACGAAAAGATAAGGACAGGCAAGACTCCATACTTAACCAAAAAGGGAAAGAAAATATTCCGCTGGGGGTTGCCTAAAGGGACACTCGTCCTTGTTGACGAAGTGCATAAATGTAAAGGACCGTGGACTATAAATGCTGAATTACTAATTAGCTTAGTTAACCACGCCCATAACTATCAAGGCTATCGTATACACGCCATGTCAGCTACCGCTGCGGAAGACCCAACAGAGATGAGGGCGTTGGGTTATATGTTGGGGCTTCATGGGCAAAACCGCCAAATAATTAGGGATAAGGTAAATTGGTTTACGTGGATGAAGCAGTTTGGCTGTTCACAAGATGAGTGGGGTAAGTGGAGGCTTTTAAGTAGAAAGAGATTAACTGAGTTACATGATCATTTATATAAAGATAAGATATCATCTAAAGGCCGGTTTGTTAATCGGGCGCGTGCGCAGAAATTGACTGTAGAGCAATTTCCCGATTCGTTTAAGAATAACAGGGTATTCATAGAGCCTATAGAATTCAAAGAATCTTCGAAGATACTAAAAGCCTATGATGATCTAGGCATAACACCATCTATTGTCGAGGATTATATAGAGGATGGTGTAGTTACAAATAGCGAGCACGTGCTAGTTAATATTTTAAAAGCACGGCAACTAGCGGAATCATTCAAGACCCATGACATAGCTGACATGGCTTCTGACCTTTTGTCGCAGAACAAATCAGTTGTTATATTCGTTAACTTTAAGGACACGGTAGACGCGCTATGTAAGAAGTTAAAATGCCCTAGAATAGACGGGTCGCAGACAACAGACGAAAGACAAAGTGTTGTTGACGCTTTTCAAAACGACGAGGTTAGAGCCGTAGTGGTTAACATAAAAGCTGGAGGGACAGGACTCTCCCTGCACGACATAAACGGTAACCATGCGCGTGTTAGTCTTATATCTCCTACGTTCTCAGCCAAAGACCACGCACAGGCATTGGGTAGGATTCATCGTAATGGTGCAAAATCCCATGCACTACAAAAAATTCTAGTTGCTTCCGGTAGCGTAGAGGAAAACATAATAAAAGCCATTAACCGGAAAATGGCTAACCTACATATGCTCCATGGCTGAGTTTAAAGAAACACAGGTATATCTTATGCAAGATACTACCAATAACTTTTACAAGATTGGTAGATCAAAAAAACCTAGATATAGGGAAAGGACATTACAGGCAGAGAAGCCCACAATAGAGTTACTACTGTGTTTTGTTGGTTGCTGTGAAGATGAAAAATACCTACACGACCACTTCAAAGAAAAAAGGATACGGGGGGAGTGGTTTAACTTAGATGACGACGACGTAGAATTCTTTAAAGAATACGCAGGCAAAACAGTTAAACCTTGGGATGATTGTTATAGTGAAAGTTACTATGGTAAGTATGATTTAAAATATGACGATGAAGGCAAGCTAGTATTTGCGCATAGCTATGAAGAAAGACATAACTCTGAAAAACCGGAAAAGTTTAAGTTTTATGAATGGGGCTCCGATGAATACAAAGAAGCAGAAAGAGAAAGAATTAAAAATGAGCACGGATAATAAACCAGACCACGCAAACCGCGACCATGCGGAATTTTCACCCTCCTCTCTTAAATACGTAGCCGGTTGTGCCGGTTACCAAGGCAGGGACGGGACAAGCGCAGCAGCCGAAAAAGGAACCCGTATCCATGAAGCGTTGGAAGAGCTTGACCCTAGTGCCTTGCATGACGAGGAAGAACTTGAAATTTACTGGCAGATTGTAAAGGATGAAGAAGCCTTTCTATCAAGCGTGTTGGATAAGGAAGCCTTAGAAGACGCAGTAGAACTTAACGAAGTTCAAGTAGATGTAGAATTAGACGGAGTCGCTACATGGGGGACGTGTGACCGACTTACTATAGCAGGTAAGCGAGCTGTTATGGGGGATTATAAAACTGGCATATCTGTTATCGACACCCCAAAAGAAAACTGGCAGGCGAAAGCATATGCTTTAGGCGCGTTTCAAAAATACCCTGAAATTGAAGAAATTATATTCGTATTCTATATCCCTGTCAGGGATCAAGTATTAAGTGATGTATTCACACGCGATGATGTTCCGTCGCTAGTTAAAGAGTTATCGGACGTTATTAGTAGAGGTGAAGTGATCAGACCGCAGTGGGAAGGTGGTCAGCCTGATATGGATGACTTAAACCCGACGGTAAACTGTCGGTTCTGTCGTCACGAAGGACATTGCCCAGCTTTGGGCGGTCTAGCTATTGAAGTAGCCACTCGCGTATCAGAAACGATACCAAAAGACATTGATATAAATAATCCTAAAGACCCCGAAGTGATTGAGCAGCTTTGGCTAGTTGCAAAGGTAGTTACGAATTGGGCTTCAAGGGTGAAAGCTCAGGCTGTCGCGCAAGCTAAGGATGGTATGGAGTTCCCGTCCCTCCGACTACGTTCCATGGGAGCTACTCGTAAGTGCACGGACAATAATAAACTGCTAGATATAGCCGAGGAGTTTGGAGTTACCCAAGAAGATATGTTGGATTTAGCGAGCATCCCACTTAAGAAATTAGCTGGACTTGCGGGGCAAACAGCGGAAGAAGGGGAGAAATTACAAAAGACCAAAGATTTTCTTGACGCAGTCGAAGATGCGTCTATTATCGATGTCTCCGAGACGCGGTATACGCTCTCATAATTAAACAAGAAACAGGAAACAATAAAAAGTAAAAGCATTATGCCGAAGCAAGAAGTAGTTGAAGTAAAGAAAAATGAGCTGGCTGGGGCTCAGCAATTAACAATAACTCCCAGCGACATCGACATCCCTAGATTGAATATCGTCCAAAAGACCAGTTCAATTGACGGGCCTGTCGGTTCTATCGTCCTTGATAAAACCCATATCCTTATGGAACCAGAGGACACAAGAGAAGTAATAGTGGTAACAGCTCTAAAACGCTGGAGGGAGAATATCCCTTATGGTTCAGATGAGCTACCACGAATTGCAGAGAATGAGGCTCAGAAAGAAGCAATCGAAAAGAACTCCGAATGGGGGACTATTGAATTCGCTGATATCATTCTATTAATCCCTCAACCAGAGGGCGATGATAACGAGGCTGCTTATACGGTGCCTATTGAGGATTCTATGTATGCCATTGGCAAACTGAATGCCGCTAAGGATGCGTATCGTATGACTTATAAAAGGCTTGCCACCTTTAGCACGTTTAATCCGTCAACGCCGTTCAGTCACCGCAAATGGACATTTGCCGCTGAGCTGCTGACCAAGGGTAAACATAGTTGGTATGCCCCATCGTTAACAATAACAAAAGAGAAGCCATCCGATGACGTTATCGAATTCGTTGGCCGCTTAACTTCCTGATATGACTTTATCTGAAGCAGTAAAAAAAGAGATTGCTGAAATGAGTAAATTTCAGGGAGAACTAACTGAACAAATTGCATTAGCAGAAGCCCAGAAAGAACGCTTATCTCATTTGATAAACGCACTTAACAAGGTGGAGCTTCCTCCCGAAGAGGAGCAATTGGAGTTAGATTTAGGGGATAAGACCTCATAAACTTAGCAGGCTTGTGTAGGGACTCCTGCTACATACCCCCGGCAGCTTTTAATGCCTTTCAAGCTGCCGGGGGTTCTTACCCTAAAGGCATATTACATAAAAAGGCATGGACACTTACGCTCTCGATTATGAGACATACTACGATAAATCATGTAGTATAAGGACACTTGGTCCTCTTGGATATTTTAGCCACCCTGAATTTGATGCCTACATGGTATCTGTGGTAGGCGATGAAGGAACCTCATTTGTAGGACATCCGAAAGACTTTGAGTGGTCTAAACTTAAAGGACAACGAGTGTTATCTCATAACGCATCGTTTGATGAAACTTTATATTTATTTGGTGTAGAAAAGGGGTGGTGGGCTCATGTGGATTACGCTGAATGGCACTGCACTGCTGACCTGTCAGCTTACTGTGGTCATCCAAGGGCTCTCAAAAAAGCAGCAGAAGATGTGCTAGGCGTCCAGATGGATAAATCCACCCGAGATAACATGAGTGGGAAGCGGTGGGATAATATGACGGAAGACTTCCAAAAGGAAGTGATGGAATACGCGCTAAAGGATTCCGTATATTGCCTAGATTTATGGAAGAAATTAGCTCCAAAATGGCCTGAGCATGAAAAGCAGGTAAGCCGCATGAATCGTAAAATAGTGCAACGTGGTTTGCCCATAGATGTTAAGGAATTAAAGAAGCAAAAGGACAATATTACGGAAGAGCTATTTAAGGTAGAGAATACCATACCTTGGATAAACGACGCGCCCATTCTGTCGCGCACGGCCTTTAACGATGAATGCCGGAAAATGGGTTTAGAGCCTCCTGCAAGCCTAGCTATGACTGATGAGGATGCTAACGAATGGATTAGGATAAATGGAACTAAATATCAATGGGTTCATTCAGTCCGTAATTACAGACGTATTAATGCGTTAAAAAGGAAACTGGAGTCATTCGATTTCGCAACACTATCCGATGATAGGTATTACGGGGGGATAATGTATTTTGGTGCTCATACAGGAAGGTTTAGTGGTTCTGGAGGAAACTTAAACTTACAAAACTTACCTAGAGGAGATTTGTTTGGGACAAACTTACGTAGCCTGATAGCTCCCAAACCTGATAAACGACTCATAGTGGTTGATCTTTCGCAGATAGAGGTGAGGACATTATGTTGGTTATCACAAGATGAAGTAACACTTGATGAAATTAGGAGAAGTGATGATATCTACGAAGCGTTCGCAGTTAGGTTTGGTCTTTGGGATTCTTCTAAAGGCGTATTGAAGGACGAGGATTCTGCATTGCGCCATAAGGTAAAGACCATGGTTCTAGGGTGTGGGTATGGAGCATCCCCTACGCGCTTTGCATCTATGTCGGGCATGGATTTTCAAGAAGCCAAAGACGCCGTTACGTTATATCAAACTCAGATGCAGTTGGTTGTTAAATACTGGAACTTGTTATATAGAGGTCTACGCCCTGCCCACGATAATTTTGAGGATTACGTAATAAATCTTCCGTCAGGAAGGGTATTAAACTATGGGGCAGTTAAATCTAAGATAGGAGATGGTAGAATATCCTTTTTTTCTGACTCTGTTGTAAAAGGCTCTAAGAAGATGCGTATGCATCTATGGGGCGGTTTGTTAGCTGAGAATGCTGCATCCGCGTTAGCTAGAGATATTTTTGTCGATATTATGCTCCGTTTGGAAGCGGCTGGTATGGATATCATTATGCACGTGCATGACGAAGTTGTCATAGAAGCAAAAAAAGAAGACGCGGAAGAAATCCTCGCCAAAGTAATCGACACCATGCGGACTCCCCCTGCTTGGATACCCGACATCCCGCTTGATGCTGAGGGTAAAATTTTAGAAAGGTATGAAAAATAATGCAATATAGATACTTAAAAAACCTACGTGAACAAGTCAAACTCTACAAGACCTCCGACTTATCGAAACTTAATAAGACAAGACCTCAATTTAAATCTAAATCGCAATTCAGGGATTGGTGTGCAGACCCTAATACTGACCATTGTTTTTATACAATGGTGGAAGGGAATAGCCCGTCTGCACGTGTAACAGGAGATAACCCTCCCAACGCTATAGGAGGTATAGTTGTAGATTATGACGCGCCTACGGATTGGGCTGTTATAGATAAACTACTAAAGGCACAGTGTAAGCAGCACATGCCTATGTGGCGTAGTGAGACTTACTCTGGATACGTCAGGCTAGTTTTTCCTTTCGAGTCTAAGATGCCTATAAGTCCTGAGATGTTCCCTGCTTTTATGAAGCAGATGTCTGTGCAGCTTAGCCTAGAACGTATATTACCGGGTTTTGATTCTTCTTCATTAAAAGCCACTCAGTATTTCGAGCTAGGGACTAATTGGGTGAAGATAGGTGACCCACTACCAAAGTCTTTTTACCAGACGGCTTTGTTAAAGGCATCTATGGATAAGCCCCCGCAAACTTCAGAGGTTTCGATTCCTATAGACGTTGTCGCGGAAGAAGTAGAAAGGAAATTTCCTAATAGATGGACTAATACATTTGAAGTTGGTGCGAGAGGCCCGTTGTTCTGGATTAACGACGGAATTGATAGGGATGGATGTCAGATTGTTGAGGACGGCATAGTTTGTTATAGCGACCGTGCGGGGAAAGGTTTTATGACATGGCGTGAGATTTTGGGCTCTGCCTTTGTGAAACAATACGAAGCTCAAAAAATGGGAGGGATTCTGGATGAGTATTGGTTCAATGGGAAAATGTTTTACAAACTGATCTATGGGAAAGCCCATGCTACGCCGAAGGATCAAGTTATACTGGAGCTACGTAAAGCGGGTTTTTCCCCCCGAGCTAAGAAGGGGCAGAACCTATCTGAAGTTGAAAACGCAATATTAGCTATAAGTAACGAAAACAGGATAGATGAGATAGCTCCTGTTATTTTTAGCGATGACCGTGTAGTTGAATATAATAGCCAGCGCATACTTAATAACGGCAATATAAAACCAGTGGAACCGGCAGATAATGGTGATCCTGCTAACTGGCCTTTTATCCATAAGTTCTTACATCAGTTATTCTCTAACGCTACGGGTAAGCCTGATACAATTGAATACTTCTTCGCGTGGATGAAGCGTTTCCTGATATCCGTGCTCAACAAAGAACCCATGCAGGGACAGGCTCTGCTATTGGTAGGAGGCGTGGGTAAGGGGAAGTCATTACTCTCTAATCGCATAATATCTGGAATGGTAGGAGGATTTGCAGATGCTTCTGACTACCTGAGTGGTCAAAGTAATTTTAACAAAGACTTAGCTGGTAAAGCGGCATGGGTAATTGATGATACAACCAGTGCCGCTTCCTTCCAAGACCAAAGGAAAGCTACAGAACTCATTAAGAGAACCGTGGCAAATCCACGTATTGATTATCATGCTAAATACGTAGATGCCATAGCCATACCATGGGCTGGTCGGGTGATCTTCAGCGTGAATATGGACGCAAACAGCCTGAGTGTTATACCAGCTCTGGATAGTTCTAATAGAGACAAGTTAATGGCTTTACGTATTTGCGATAAAGCCACTAATAAATTTCCCGCTAACGCCGTTGTGGAGGCATCAATAAGGGAGGAACTACCTTACTTTGCTAAGTGGCTACTTGAGTGGGATGTGCCTAAGAAGGTAAAAGGGTTATCTAGGTTCGGCGTGGTAAGTTATATAGATCAATCTATAGCATCTGCCGCTTATGATAATTCAAGTAGGTCGTCTATAGCAGAGCTTGTTGAATTTTTTGTTAAACGCTCACGTATGTATACAACCGAAAAAATATGGTGGGGCACTCTTACAGAATTTCAAGTGGCTATACATGAATTTAATGGGGGACGTGCTGTAGGTATGAGCAGTAGTCTAGAATTCATGCGTAGGGGCATGCAAATAATGGAAGAGTCCGCGCAAAATAACAAAAAGCTACGTCCTATAAAATCAGTAGGGCACGGAGGCGGTAAGATTTGGGAAATAGCTTTGGACGAAAAATATGATATTAGCAAAGGAAAAACACCCACTAAAATAAACACACCATGACCAGAGACGAAGTAGATGAATTCATAGAGCTAATGGCTCCAGAGCATGTAGACGAAATATTAATAGCCGATGATTTAGATAGAGCTTTCATAGGTGTAATGTTTGAACCAGCACGTGCGGTTTACAGTGTTGAGCTGTGTATATCAGAATTAGCTAAAAGCATGTCTAAAGCGGAAGCTGAAGAATATTTCTATTACAACGTAGAGCGTGGGGCTTCCTATATGGGGGAGCACGCTCCTGTATTCATTAATACTCCTACGTAATTTATTTAAATGTTTTAGGAGCGTTTAGTTTACCTATCTCTATATGGTATCCTGATGCCTTGAACGTGTATCCTTTATCATCTGTATGTCCTTTGTGGACGAATTTGGCTTCTTTAAATAGTTTTGATGTAGGGAGCCAACCGCAGATATAAACGCGTTGCATATCCCTTCTAACACGGGTGAAGAAATAAACGTCGTTGTCAGGAGCCATATGCTCTTTTCCATTAACAAACGCGCTATATTCAGGTTCCGGGCACCCCCCGCAGGTCTTACTTTTTACCTCAACACGTCTTTTTTTGTATACAATATCGTGCGTAAATTCGTTATCGCCTACATAACGGCTTCTGGGCAAGTAGGCGTTGACGGCTATTTCTCCTAAAAACCCCGTCATCCTGCCCATGCCATACATGTATGAGCCTCTTGGGACTCCTAACTGACATGACCTAGTATGGGCTAAAGCGACATCATCGCTTGTAGTTGAGTATACGGCTATACCTTTCTCGTATTTGAACCGCCTTTTGTTTCTTCGTGCGCGGCTCATGTCTTTGGGTTATTGAGGCAACTTACCTAGTGATGGGGGTTGAAACCTATCGGTTTTTTCTGCTGGCTGAGGCATGTCTATGTAATTAAAATCTAAATGGTTTTAAAACTTTCCAGTTTATCAGTTCTCTTGGAGTCGGAACAGGCTCAGTTCTCCTAACCCTGACACGAGCGATGGCTTCGTTACCCCATTGGATATACGTGTATCCTGACATGACGGAGTTCTTTGCTGGGGTGACCCAAGTCGCAACTGTGAACCATCCGCTCCCATCAAATTCGTTTACCTCAAGTATGTAGTCATACTGAGAACCAGCACTGACCCACCACATACCAAATACTTCTTCATCGTGATCATAGAACGTAGTTAACTGCGGGGTGGGCGGGCTTTGCGCGTTAGCAATGCCGCAGGATAGAAGTAAGGCGATTAGTAATTTCTTCATAACTCACGTTGTATCCTTTTTAAGAATGCCTCCCATGCCGGAAAAAAAATCTCCTCCATACAACGGACGATGGGTTCTTGCTCATACCTCTCTGACCAAGCTAGTCCAGATATAAACAGGCTGGCTTCCATCATTTCGTGCCTGAGCGTGGTTAAAGCTACTTCATCAGAAAGACCCGTATTAATCTGTATGGTTTTATCATCGTGGAAGTATTCCCCGAATGTATCCCTATCTTCTCCCCTAAACGGTTTTATAACTAAACGTATTCTGCGTCCAGCTATTTTGACTGTTTTTGGGAAATTCATAGGGACTCACCATCTACTGGCTAATTCGTTATAGAGTAATATACCTCCTGTTATAGTCATCGCCAGCCCATCTTTATGCTTAGTAGCTAACTCCCAATCTTCGTTAGATGTCCCAAAAAAGGGTTGGGCAATTACGGCTGGGCAATGCGTGTGCCGTAGAAAAGCGGCTCCTTTACTGCCTTTTTTATGTAATTTAATGCCCCTGCTTGTGTGCATAGGGAAAGAATCCTCCATAGAATCCCGTAGAGAGCGCGCTAGAAGCCTTCCTTTTTCGCTATTATGCCAATAACCCCATTCATGCCCTGTTTCTGACGGCTTAGCTGCGTTAAAATGAAGCTCTATTGCAAACTGTGCGTTATCAGTTTGCAGTTTTCGGGATAGCCAGCGCATGGAGTTCGCATAACTTTTGCCCCCATACGTATTATAAACCCTTACTTCCTGCCTTAACTTAGAAGCTATCCTCTCGGCTAAATCGCAATTATAATCCCATTCAGTAGTGCCATCGACTGCGGAGGCTCCACTAACCCCTTGTCGGCTATGGCCTACGCAGATTGCTATCATTTATATTTATTCCGTATGATAACTTCGGCGCGTGATGGGTGAGGAGCCATGGCTGTTTTCTTAGGAAAGGAATAATATCTACCATCATCCCCCCGCCGGATAACATTCCCTGCGGCTTCTTCTCCCTCTACCAGCTTGTCCCAAGTAGGGTGTTTCCGGCCCTTGAGCAGCATACCTGTTCTCGGATGCCTACTGCTTCCGTGTATTTTCCACTTATTTTCTTCGGGATGCCACACCCACGCATCAAAAGCACCCCCGGACCTTACCTCAAACTGAGGAACTGATTTACCATAGATGGGTGTTTTGACAGGTGGCTTTGATGGCTCAGGCAAGGTCAATGGCATTTCCTTCCTAAGCTGCGCCGCTGTGAACTCATCATACCCACTCCCTTCTGGATCGAAGGCCAACCGCGCGTCAACTCTTTCTGTAAATGATTCAGGCATTATTTAGGCCGGACCAACTCCAAAGAATATCGCGGTTAATGGGACAATGAACAAGGCTGCTACTGCCAATATTATTATCAGCAGGATGATTAAGGTGTTGATGAAACGTAGTATCATTTAGGCCATTCGTTGTTCGGGGAAATATCGGGGCTTTCCTGTATCAACAAATTGATCCATTATTTCTATAGTCCCGTCTATTAGTTTTTTAGCCCGTTCTGGGTTTTCTTTGTTATATATTCTTAGTGCGTCTATCAACCCCCGCACATCCTTTAGGTTATAGTCAGTGGGACCGAGACTTTTGAAATGACCAACTCCTCCCTTATCGTCCTTGGGGAACCCTCCTTTGGGGTCTGCGAACCTCCTAAAGTCATCTGCCGTCATCCTACGCGGCCCTTCAGGAAAACTCTTTGGGTTGGCTTTCGTGAAAGCATACCATCTACTTTGTAATTGCGATACAGCATCCCAATACTCCTGAGAGTCTTTAAGTGGGTATTCCGCGCTTGCTTTTGGTTCATTCTCAGTAGGGAAAAAACTGACCTTTGAAACTTTTGGGCGTCCTCCCACCGTATACGTTGGGTTCAGCCAGTTAAAAGAAGTGCCTCTATGCCCTATAGGGTATTTTCTCTCGTATAGGTAATGCCTAGCTTCATGTTCTTTAGTGGCTACGTCCTTAGCGGGGTCTTTACTTGCCTCGCTCTTCATCGCTATATAAGGCCCGCCTTTGTGCTTGGGCTGGAAAAACCCCGCTAGTCCGCGCTCCTTTAACCATTTACCAGTTTCAGGATCGCGCCTAACCTCAACGATATGGTCTAGTCTTTTTAAAGGGTCTTCAGAATAATATTCTTTACGCCACCCTTCATGCTTTTTGCGTCTCGCCTGCCAATCTGAGTAGCCTTGACGTTTAATTGCATCCTTGTCCACCGGCCATATCTTATCTACATATTTTTTGGTAGCTTTTCTTGCCTTGGCAACCTCTTCTTTCAGCCCTTTTTTACCATAAAACCGTTCTAAGTCCTCCCTTGGTATCAAACTACTTCTAGGAGGGACGTTGTGATAATTGATTGATAAAGGCACCGCATCCTTTAATGGGTCTATAATCGGTTTACCAAAACGATCTTTACGTTTGTCATAACGCTTAAGGACATCAACGGGTGTTGGGAAGAATTCAGACATTACTTACCCCCACCCCCTATAATTACGGCGCGTCTATAAGAGTAGTCGGAATGCCATTTGTGGTTCTTTCGCCCCACTAGCTTACCTTCTACAAACTGATACTCCCGTCCCTCAATCAAGGTCACGGTTGGGGGGTCATGGAGTGCGCTCTCGTTTAAGGCGTTGCGAGAGCCTTTCGATGCGCAGCTTTGCAGCAGGGCTACCATCGGCAGCAAGAGTATCAATTTCATCTTCCAGTTCATAGACATAAGTTCTTTGACGCCACTTCGCGTAAGCGATGTAAGCCTCTAAAGCGGCGGTTAAAAGCCGGAAGAAAGTCACTTCTTCTTATTAAGCACTGACCAGACTAAACCGACGAGGGTCACGATGGCTGATACACCAGTTGTGATCTGATCATCGGATGCGATTCCGGCCTGAGTCATAAAGCCTCCCCCGAAGGTGAGGATGTGACGGACGATTCCTAAAATAGCTTCTTTACTCATTTCTTATTCTTGTTCTTAAGTAGATGATACAGCGAAACAACGGCCACTGCAATTCCTAAAAGACCTCCTAAGACCTGTATTGCCCACTCCATATGCTCTTGATAAGGTGAGAGAACCGCCAAAACTGAGCCAGCGATGCCTGTCGTTCCTTTAGTGATTATCTCTCCGGTGTTCATTACTCAAAAGGGTTTGGTGATTCCACCCAAGTAGGAGATTCAAGAAGATTGAGCATCTCCCCATAAGTTAATTGCGTTTTACCTACCAAAAAATCGGGTATTGCACCTTCAAATTTAACAAAGGTTTGTGAACCATCAACTGACCACCGAAGTGTGTCTTCTGATGTTTCAAGGACTTTGCTGAAATCCACTTGTGATACATCGGAAGAGTCAATAACTACATATTTCCGTGGCATAATATTAAGGGACTGAAGTTGAAAAGGCTGGCCCATTTACAAGAGTTCCATCATTACCACCGGAACCTTGATCAGTAATAGTTGTCCCCGTCCCACCATCGTTATCCCCCAGCCTCCACCAGCCGAGAGGACTTAAACTGGTAAGTGATTTGGGTTTGCCGCTATTATAAATAGAAGTCACTTGGGATGCTGATAATTCGGAATTAAAGATAGCTAATTCATCAATAAGCCCAGCCCAAGTGTATGAAGTTGAGTAGTAGCCAGCGAGGATTGTTTTTAGTCCAGCAAAATCCATGTCAGAGCTAGATGGGAACGTGTTGTAGCTTGAACTGATAGTCCCAACAGAGGAACCATCTAGATACATTTTACTATTTGTCGCACTACCTGCCGCATAGATCGCAACTAAATGATGCCATGACGAGGAGTCCGTGAACGCTACAGTTCGCATCCAGTTAAACTCATCCAACCAGAATCTTAGTTTGTTACTGTGCATTTGCACCCAAAACTTACCCCCATTGCCATTGAAGGGGCCGATGTCAAACATCCCGTCATACGTCCTCGCAGTGTTGTCTGCTTTGAACCAAAACGAAACAGATAGGCTTCCGGTATAGTTGTCTCCTAATGTGTCACCAATGCCTGTTCCAGCATCCATGTAGTCATTTGAACCATCGAAGTCAACACTGTAAGTGTTATCGAAGCTGTCAATAACAGGGTTAGCCGTTACACTGTTCCCTAATCCTAAACGGGGAGCCATTGTTCTTTAGGCGGCGAGGTAAGCTAGAACCTTACCACTATTTAAGGCTATAGACGTAAACTGACCATAAATAGTTAGTCCTGCGGGAAAGGTAATACCCGTCCCGATAGCTGTAATATTATCTTCAGCGGTTCCATTTGCTTTTATATTAAGCTCTGGCCAGACTAACCCATCAGCATCAAACGTAGTATCCTCTAAAAAGGTTATAGCACAGAACTCCCGCGCAAAGGTGTGGCTGTTGCTTGTTATTAATAAAGCTCCGGCCTGACCGAAGGATTGTTTTTCAATGTTGTTTGTAGCCATAGCTAATTATTGTTTGTTTATTTGAAATTAATACATCCCTAATATTGTGCCTCCCGGTCCGCTCGGGGCGATATTAGGTCTTGGTCTTGCACCACCCCTGTAAGAATCAAGGTCAGCGTCTAAAAGTTTCTGGCAAGTCTGCCAGTGGTATTCAGCCCTTTGGACATCGGCGTTGTCTTCAGCGAGCTTGCCTAAAAGGGCGTGTTTAATGACTGAGGGGTCATTAGGAAGGAATACGTAGTGGCTATTACTAGATACATCTACCCATTTCCTCTTCATTAGAAACGTGGCTTTTGTGGTAGAATCGACGGGGGCTATCCTATACCTCCTTCGTGCGGGATCAATGGCGGCTCCCTTGCCTCCATTAGACTCAGGGCTTGTGTAAGCATCAAAGGAGGTATAACCATCATCATACACGCCTACTGATAGTGAAGTAACGTCAGCCGCAGCAGTTGTGTGAGGCTCACCAAAAATCCGGTAATCATGCCAAATGGAAAATAAATCCGTTGGGCTATCATCTAAGATAGCGTGTAGAATACTATCATAACCTACCCCTGTTGTGGCGTTGTCTTCAGGTAGTATATATAAGCCCTTACTGACATCCTGTTCCTCAAGCGTGGTCATCATATCCCGCCAAAAGCCCATATGGTATATACGGGGCATGACCTCATTAAGAGCAATATACCAATCAGCATCGGTAGCGGCTCCCGCATCCAGATACTGGCTGAATTTACTCTTAATAGTTCCTACTTGTCCTTTCGGCATGACTCGTTAATATAGGGGTTTTGGGCGTTTTTACAAGGGAGTAACTATAGGGGCTTTGTCTCCCATAAAGTAAGAATCAGCCTTATTCACATGCATCCCCGCCTTTGAATCGGTTATATACCAATATTTTCTAATAGAATCTATCTTCTTACTACAGACCCCGTCAGACGTAGTGATATGGGCAATATCGCTTTCACCTGATGCCTGCCCTGCTACCCATTTAAGAGGGCAATATACATTCCATTTCTTTTCTTGGTGTGCGGCTTCTAGGTGACGGTCAACGTGGGTTTCCTTCTCTTGTATAAACTCAGGAGCGTTACTTAAATGAGCATAAAACTTCTTGAATACTTTTTCGTTTAGTCCATACGCGTGAGTCCTGTGAATGGAAGTGCCTTTCAGTATCAATGGGTCATCTGTAAATTCCGGTGTTTTGCAATGTTGTCCCCCTAAGTAAACTTGATCCCAATCAGGAGGTATATGGTTCATTAGATAATTGGCTTCTACAAGAGAGGAAGTGTTAAAACACACGTCATCTTCTAAAATTAGCGCGCTTCGGCATCTCTCTTCTGAGTTAAGTATATCAGTTATAACTCCGCAATGGGACTGATAACAGCCCCAAGCACCCCTACCCCATTTCCAATAAGGAGGTGAGCCTACCTTATTCCCGTCGATTGCCTTAAAAATCCTGACTTGTGAAAAGTCAGCAACTCCCATGCGCTTAAAATTAGCCTCCAACGCATCTAAACGATCCTTGCGGTAGGAACAGCTTATAACGTAAACTCTATCAAATAGTTCGGTTAAGGGCTGCATCTAATTCCATGTTGTAGTTACGGGTGAGTCACAAGACGGAGAGCCTGATGAGTCCTCAATTTCAGGTAGTATTAATGGTGAGTAGTAGACGTTTTCATAAATTACCTGCACAATTCCTTTACTGGCTTCTTGCTCGTCTTCACTATCAGGGTCAAATGCAGTGCCTATAAGAAGTCTATAAGACCCAATATCTGGGTTACGATCTGCCGCCCAATGAGCCCTCGTTAACTGGCCCGCGTTAGTCGTGGCAGGGTTAATCATAGCTATATTTACGTTTGTTACTACTCCGTCAGCAGCCCCTCCAAGATTATCTTTATCTGTGTTTAAATCCCACGTTAAATAAACATCACCATACGCATGTTCAAGTGTCTGCGCCCTAAATCCGGTTGGCACTTCTACGCCATCCACATTTATTCTGGTCATATCTACGAAACCATTAGGCTCTATCTGTAGTGGTCCCTGTATCGCAGGTTGGCCATCGACTGTGAGGAACTTCTCTATATCACAACGGGTGGATGATACACTAAGGTCTACATCTACCAGATCGGGAGCCTCTGGATCAGCATTAAAATCCTTAGTAAAGTGTTTGTGCTGTCCCATTGCATGCGAATGGGAAGGAATATCTATAACATGATAATGGTCGGGTATGTCGTGAGTATGGGAAGTGGAAGGAACTACTACCGTGACCGGATGGGTGTGAGAGAAACTGTCGGTGCCTCCTCCGACACCTGCACCTTGTCCTGTATTTGTGTTTATTGTTTGCGCTGCTATCTCCACTTCCTGCGCGAGATGCGGGTTCTCCGAATCTTCCATTGCGCCATTATCATTAGCATCAATATATCTGGCATTTTTATTGGGAGTGCCTCCTGTCTTAGTGCTAACAGAATATGATGCATGTTCCCCGGTATCTACGCCAGCATCAGTGCAAGTCGAGGTGGCCATGGGGCCAGTGCAGCTTTGAATAGTGACGTTGACGCTGCCTGAATAGGTAGTATCCGTATCCTTACTCTTATGATAAGTGAACGTGTTTATCATTGCGGTAAGCATACCTGTATAGATGCGTAGCCTACGTTGCTTATAGGTTTCCGACTCAGGGTCGTCGTCAATGAACCACTGGAGCTTAAACGGAAACATATCGTCATATATGCTTCCTTCGCCTACTGCGGAGGTGTTTACACCTAGCTCGGTAACGCCGGGAGAGTCCGAGTCAGGGCGTGGGTTATTAGGGTCGCCAAAAGGCCACTTACCCGTATAAATTAACGCGTGTTCGGGGTCTACATTTCCTCCTCCTAAACCGCTCGCGCCTGTGTCTGGAGGGTCTACTGGTGGGCTACCTGCCATCTAAGTAATACTGGTGAATAGTTCTATGGATCGACATTAACGTCTGCACGAGGCTTATACGCCGTGATACGCTCTCTTAAATAACCCCCACGATGAGCCGTCTGAGTGTCTGATATAACAATAGTATCAGGCCAATCAAGGTAGTTAGTCCGGTCGTATGTGAATGACGCGCCCGCAAGCTCCCATTTAGGGTGATCCGTTCCCGTAGTAGCGTATAGATGGATTCTGGAATGTAGTGAGGGACTTACCCTCATTGTAGTTAATGGCGTGACAAAATTTATAGGTTCAGGGAGCATAGGGATTATATCGGCTAATTGATGGTCAGTGCCGTCCTTATTGTTTGCCACTACAGTCCACTTAGTGTTTCTCCAGAAACGCTCTATCTTCACTTTGGTAGGACCGCTCCACGCATTCCGTTTAAATATAGGAACCGCTACTGAATCACCTCCTCCTTCCTTACGTGTCCAAGTATACATAAAGATGCCTCCTGAATTTTCCCCTTCCTCAGAACCTTCTTCAGCACTTCGCTCGTCAGCCGTTGAGCCGGAGGGGCTTCCGTCAAGGACGGCGGGCCAAGAATATGACTGATACGTAAATACTTCAGATATCTTACCTACCTTGCCTATAACTTGCTTCTCTATTATAGCATACCAGTTATCTGTTAATTGCTTACCCTCGCGCAGTATACCGTGCTGGTCTACGCCCCAAAAATTCGTAGTCGTAGTGCTTTCAGCACCCGTCACATCCGACACGAAATCAGAATGGACATCTATAGTCGCATCTCCGTCCGCGAAAAGTGCGGATGTTTCTAGACCTGTATCTCCATCAGGGTCTTCTTCAAATTTACGTGTAGCCTTTGGAGTTTCGCCCACATACCAAAGAGTCTCCTTGGAAATCAACGCATCATAATCCGCGAATTGGGGGTCGGCATCCACGCGCCACATAGGGACGCGCTTGACATAAACATGCTGCTCGACCACGTATAAGGAATCTAAGAACTCATCCCCAGATCGGGTCTGCTTTTTCTCAAAAAGAATGTAATCATCAGCCTCCTCGAAAGGGTCACTTGTCGTTACCGGCATCTCAGACGTGATCTCAGGATCATCTACGTCATCAAACCCGCCAGCTACACCATCAAGAGGACGTGGAGTTATGTATGTTCGGATAACCGTATCATAGTGGGGGTTGTTGGCTCCTGCCGCCTGATACTCCCAATTATACTCATCCTGCTTGTCTCGGTCTTTTACGTAATACCAATACTGAAACTGGCCTTGGTCGTCGTCGGCATTTTTAATATGCGCCAACTTGAAGTCGGGAAACTTGGTTGTGTCAGGATGCGCGGTTCCGTAGGCCGTATTATCGGCTGCGTCAGCAGAACTTACATTCTTACTGGCATCGACAACCTCAATGATAACCAAGTCTGCAACTTTGGGCGTTGCAAAATTAATAACCCGTTGCCTTCTATTAGACGAAACAGGCATAAAGTTATTAGGTGAATGTGGTGTTAGCTAGGTATACGACGTTGATTTTTACACCACTGGCACTAAAGGTAAATGTGATGTAGTCAGAAGCGCAAGCCTGACGAGGGACTAATAAAGCAGACCTAACGCCTATCTGTTCTTCCTCGACTGAGGCTGTCCCTACTAATTTAACTGTGCAGAATTCCTCTGAACTAGCTGCTGCCTTGACCCAAGCTCCATTAGCTGTATTGGATGGTATTTCGTAATAAATAGCCAAGCCACATGCGGCTGTAGGGATGGCTTCACCGTTTACATCCAACATAGCGGCTCCTGAGCCTGATCCTAGAGTTTCTGTGCTGGTGGGTGCTGTGCCACTTCCCGTATTCTCCAACGTATGTGTGTCCAGTGTCCACTTAACTGAGTTGGTTCCGGCACCACTCTTAATAGAAAACCCGTAGGCTATATCAGCATTCGTGGTCGTCAGCGTGGGATTAAGGGTTCCTCCTACGGCAAAGGAGCTTTGCAATCCCGTTGAAGCTACACGGGCTGATAAAGTCTGTTTTAGTCTGATTGAACTAAGGTCCATAACGTGTTTTTAAATTTAAGCGTAGCAGAGGGAATGTCCAGTAAGGCTTACATATTTCCCCGAGCGATTTTGCTTCTTCGTTCTGCTGCTTTGACCGCCCTTTCTTGTCTTTCTTTTTCTTCTCTAGCCATCCGGTCTTGCCGGTTGCGGTTAGCTGTATCAAACCACTTTTGAGTTGCTGCCTGTCCTTCTACGTATGCTTTAGAAAAGGGGGCATCTGTGGCTCCTCGTCTACGCCGCGCCCCAACAGGAGGCTGCCCTGCGCCCTGTATCGGGGGCTGGTTTTGCGGAACAGCCTGAGCTGCGCCTCCAGCTTGTGCAGGGTCTTGTAAACCCATCTTCTTATTCTGTTCTGCAATGGAGGCTGCTGCATTCCCGATAGGGGCGGGAGTCATTGCTGTCCCTGCCAATTCAGCGGCGCGTCGTTTTTCTCGCGCTTTAGCGAAGAACTCAGCGGTATAGGCAGCCTTTTTACGGGCTGCGTCACTAAATCGGGTGGTGTGTCCTTCCCCACTTATTGTGTATCCCATATCCTTTATTAGCCCATGGGCATCGGTTCCTCAGCAGTAGCTTGTGCAGGTTCGGCTTCGCCTTCTCCTGACATTTTACGATATAACTGAATTGCAAACTCTGAGATACTGATTTCGCCGGAAGAAAGGCCAGCGACCAGTTCAGGGTCAGATGCCAGCTCCATAAGAATAAACTCCAGTTTTTGGATATCTTCGGGAGAGCTATCATCAAACGCATTACCAAATACTTCTTCAAATATCTGCATAACGGTTTCCTCTTCGGGCATGTCTTCAGGCAGCTCCATCTCAGCCTCCGGCTCAGCTTCGGCCATTGCCTCTTCCAATGCGCCCTCTTCATCAGGCACTTCGGTTGGTAATTCGTTCAGCAACTGTTCAAGCATGGCGGCTTCGTCCATTGCGGGTTGCTCCATCGCGGCGGCTTCTGCTTCAGCAGCGGCCATCCCCTCTTCGGTGTATGGAAATTCTTTGTCTCCTACTTTGGGCATAATATTAAATGGTTAAAATAAAGAACCCCGATCCCCTCTCTAGTGTTAGAGGATCGGGGATTCTTGTGAATTATGGAATGTTACTGATTAAGTAGTCGCTGGAACAATGTCCTTGTAGTCAGTAATCGTGGTAAGGGCGGCAAGAATTACGACTTGACCCGCAGTCAGAGTGTTAAGAGCAACTCCACCAGGGGTGAATGAAGCTCTTAACGTCCCAGCAGGTTCAGTGGCAAATCCAGTAGTTGCACTCATGCCAGCTCCTGAATTTTCTTCCATGTTAATAGCTAGACCATTAACTGCATCAACGAAGTTGTCGCTGTCACTATCTCCGCTCTCTCCAAGGTCAACAGACAAAGATGATAGACTACCAGAAGAGGTGAAAACTTCGGTAACCATGATCCTTGCTTTCTTCAAGAACTGGTCTGAAGCGAAAGTGTATAGATCAATAGTTTCGGTTCCTGAACTACTTGCTGCTAGTGTCGCATGATCATAATTAATCAACCAAGCATGGGTAAATCCTTCGACAGCAAGAGCGGCAGGGACTTGTTGAATCAAGCTACCTCCACTAGCATCTTTGTTTGAAATAACCAAGCTATCATTAGCAGCAATAGCTACGTTTTTAGCGAGTGTTGTTGTATCATCTAAAGTCGGCATAATTTTATATGTGTTGAATTAAATTATGCGGGGCTCCTTTTTACGGGAGCCCCGCTTTAGATTAAGCAGCAGGAGTAGAGCTGGTGCGGTCAAAGAGGATCGCGTAACCAAAGTTGGTCTTGATCGGCTTAGAAGCAGAAGCAAGGATGCCTCTGAAGAAGCCAATAGTTCCATCAGGGTTAAGTGTAACATCGGGGATGTTGGTCCACTTGAACTCACCTTTGTAGTTAACAGGATCAAACTTCAGTCCACTCACGCCACTCACAGGAGCGGGAATGAGGGATTCCATTACGTTGTCAACAAGAATGAAAGCAGCTTCATACTGAGCGGTTTCATAAGCCGTGTTAACGATAACCTTGTTATCTACATCACTACCGCTTGTAGTAACCACCGTATAAGGCTGGATTTCTTCCAGAAAGTCGGTGGAACCATTGAAGGAGTATCTCGGAGCAAGGTCGTCGATCAGATGGTAGAAACCCCTGAAGGACTTCTCAATTCCAAGAGGTGCAATAAGGTCTGATACCCTTGCATTGTTATAACGCACATCGTCACGGAAACCGGCCTCAGTTTGAAGCTGGTAAGAAGCCTCAGACGAAAGGACAATGGAGAATACCGGACGGCCATTCTCACGGCCATAGGCATTAGCACCTGCGCCAGCGCGAACGAGCTTGTAGTAAGCATCATCGAGCACCTTATTAGAGATGTTGGCATTGATGTCGCATCCGTCAGGAGAAGCGTCAACATCAATAGCTGTTAGGGCTGTGGCTTCCTGTCCGGTGGTAGTGCTGGAAGAAGCAGTCTTACACTGCACCACGTTGTCGCAAAGCCTACCATACTCATCGCGGTAGCGGCTTTCCCATGTATTACGGGTAACTTCTTTAAGAATATCCATGATAGCACGGAGTTGCTCAGTGCGATGAGCAGTATAACGAAGTTCCTCGACGTTGATGCGTGGAGATTCAATAATTGAACGGCTCAAGCTGTAGTTCTTCTGGACTTTAGTGAAGTCGAGAGTGTTGACGGCTGCCTTTTCAGAACCCATTGCAAGAGTCTGGTCTTGCTGGCCAGCAGTGTAACCGTTAAGTGCAGTTGCGTGAGTAGTTCCCATTGCAGACCATGATGCACCGACTCCAGTGATTCCAGAATCAACAAGGTCTTTATTGATCGGAGAAATAGGAAGTGCACGGTCATAAATGAGTGTATTCAGTTGATACCCCATTCCTTCAGGGAAGGTGGACTGCTTGATAAGGTCCATCCACGGTGAGGTGTGGAGGGTTGCCTTATGGATGTCTTGGCCGATACGTCCAGCCTCTTGTGCGAGGATCGTATCCACAGCGGAGGCTGCGTTAGTTGCAAAATTATGCGGTAATTCAAAGTCGTCTGCCATGATATTAAATATGGTTGATTGTTGAAGATAGACTACTTACGCGTATGCGTAGCAGCCTGTGTAATAATTATATTAAGGTGCAAACCATCTCCCTTCGGCGGGAAATAGCCTAGTTCAGTGTGAAGCCTGTTTACTTAGAACTATTTAGGTCGGGCTAGAGCAACCACACAGATTTCTTGGATATGTTGTTTCAGGAATCTGAACTAAATTGAACGGCTAGAGCAACCTAATTCCTGTAACGTGTTATAAGATATAGTGACTTTTGATATAGGTCAAGCCACTATTTAATACCTTCCCCAACGACGTTGGCGGGATGCTTTACGGGCACCATCCTCACGATTCAGGTGCCTGTTACCTAAACCCACAATCTTTCCGTTACGGTGCACCAAATCCCTGTTAGGTGGGGTATTCCCGTAATGACCCATCTTTCGGGCTACACGGTTCAGTTCTGCACGATACGGGGAGCGTTGTTTCTGGTATTTTAAATAATTACGTCTGTTACGTAATATATCGGACGCCCGCATGGGGCGTTCTTCTCTGCTCTTTTTAAGCTGCTGCCATATTTGATTTAAATGGGACATTAATCAGGGTAAGAGCTTATGATTAGTAATACGGATGCTATCAAATAAAGAATCATGCTACTAAACACAAAACTGGTGGTTAGTGTTAAGGCAGCTACCGGACGGTATTTAGTCTTTAGAAGGTGTATGCCCATTGTATAGCTTTTCCGTTATCTTCTCTACGTCCAGTTCAAGCATGGATATCTTTAAATCCTGCCTAACATCTGAAGGGAGGCTTCCACTACCCCACTTGCCAGCAGGCCAGAGTTCTGTGAATTCTGAGTTTTTAGCTACATCCTTAGCGATCATCTTAATCTGAAAGTCATTATGCTGGACTTCAGATTGTAGCTTAGACGCCCACCAAACAATACCTCCTGCTTGTATAGCCAGTCCTACAAGTAGGGAAATAAGGAATTTAGGGTCGATAGGACTGTTGGATTTGTTCTTGCACTCGCTCATCTATCAGATTCTTTGCCCCTTTTTGGGGTTCCTCAAAGGTATCATCGATAAGTATGAGGGGCAATATCTCAGATAGTTTACCGTTAGCTCGGTCTATCTGAGCAGACAGGACATCCTGAGTGGCTTTTATCTCCACTAGGTTGGATTCTATCCTAGAATCTATAGTCTGAACGCCGCTCCATAATTGAGCGGCTGCACCAACAAATACAGAAGCGACGAGAACAGTGATAGCATTGCATACGATTTTATTCCAATCCAGTTTCATTAATTTTCAGTCGATCCCACACCATCTTCTCAGCTAAGTGGCTATCCTTTGTCCCTTCAGGCAAGTTAGTGTGTTTCTGTAACCACTCAAGAGCGTTATGTAACCCTGTTTTGTATAAGGCGCAACGATGCTGTAACTCTATCTTCTGCTCTTTCAGAGCTTCATAATCCTCCCTTATCCCATACCCGTTATCGTGTGGGCTGGATTTAAGGTGGTTATGGTAATCCGTATTGGAGATGTGGTCGGAAGGCATACTACTTCATCTGTGATTCGACGGCGTCGAGAAAAGATTTAGCCGCATTAACGGCTTCTTTAAAAGACATAGTAGCTATTACCTTCTTCGGCTTGTCATGCCCATACCCTGCACTTTTCAATGCGAGGTGTTCCTCAACAGTATTAGCTTTTACAGCAACCCCGTCTTTATACATATCATGGGGCTTGAAAGGTTCTTCTTTCTTTTTCATACTAATAAGAAGGATTTGGCTTTGGCTTTGGTCTTGTCTTTGGTTTTTTAGATGTAGCTCTCATATTATTTTCTACGTCGGTTGGTTGCTTTAAGAAAGGCGGCTTTTTCTGCCTCAGTGTAGGAAGCACGTTGCTTACCTTTTGCAGTTGCCTCTCTTTTCTTTCTATTACCCGCCGCTATTTCGGCAGGTGATAAGGATTTTATTGCTTTTTCAGGCAGGTATCTTTCTCCAGTCTCAGAGGATTTCTTACCACTTTTGGTTGTCCATTGCTGCTTACCCCAATCTATAATGGACTGCTGTTCCTTCTTGTATGCCATTACTTATAACCTCCTCCGGCTTTCTTATACTCACGGGCTAAGAACTGTGCCTTACGCGCAGACCATTGTCCAGCTTTACCTCCCTTAGTGCCTGCCAATATGCGTTTGAATAAACGCTTGCGCAAATTTGGCTTCGTATAGTTACCCGCCTCGTTGACGCGTGATTTCTTTTTATTAGGCATTACCAGAGCTTCTTACATGCCCAATATCGGGCACTTAGTTTATCTTTGGCCGTTTTGCAGTTATGACGCGCCCTGAAGTTTTTCCTGCGCTTTGGGTCTTTGTGTTGCGTAAAGTCTTTATAATCACGATGACCGAAACCAATCTTGCGGACTTTATCACCTTGCTTCGCTAAGACAAAGAATTTCTTCTTACTTCCTTTAGGTGCGCGTTTAGGCTTATTAAATCCAGCAAATGTCTCACCCCTAAATTTAATACGTCCGCTAGGTAATCTCTTAAATGAAGCCATGGGTTACTTTACCTATTTAACCACCTAACCCGCGATACATATATTTACGGAGATGTCCTGTAGGAACGCCTTGTCCTTTGTATGGCGTTGGCTTTGGCGTTGGCTTTGGCTTTGGCTCAGGTCTAGTTCCCTTTGTCGCTAAGTCCGAAATTTCCCTAAGCTGCTGACCGCGCATTCCGAGAAATGGCAAGTATGGTGTAGCCCTACCTGCTAAATCCTTTGCCGCCTTAAAGGCTCGCTTACCCATCTTAGTCTTACCAGCTAATGCACCTCCCGCAGCAGCCGCGAAAAAGCCGGTTGTGAGCGGGTCACGATCAACTACTCCTCTTGCCATTCCAGCAGGAATTGCAGTTGTGGGGACATATTCAGCCACAGTCAACGCATTGTCCGCAACATCTTCCACTGTGAAACCGCCTCCACCGGAAGGATTGGACATCATAGCGTTCCTACCACCTAAACCTAAAGCTCGTTGCCGTTCGTTATATTCTTTTTGGAACCTTCTTTTCTCAAGCTCCACAATCGCATCCTTATATTCCTTTACATCCTTCTCCTGTGGGGTAAGTGGTCTAGATTCCTCTGCTCTCTCTGCATCTATTTGGGCGTTAAGGTCAGCCATACCCCTTGCCCAATCTTCATATCTTGCTCCTTCCGGTATTAGGTTAACCCAATCTTCTCCTCCTAAGTCCTTATGCAGACCTCGGTGGTAGGCATCTAGTGAAATGCCCATTCTAGCCGCGTTTTGCTTATCTATACCTAGACGCCTTTCGTTAGCCGCCTGAAAGTAGGATTGTGGTCTTGCCGTTTGTTTTGGGCGAGGGAACTTACCTGATGCATCTGTTTCGGGAAATGCCATTGATCAATGTAACCTGATCCCTGAATCCTGCAACTAGCCTCCTAGAGCCGCTTCAATGGCTTCTGCGAAACTAACATCTGCTGGAGCGCGGGTTCCGTCAGCGGCTGGTGCGCCGGACATGGTAGGCTCAGCTCCTTCATAGGCTGCCAGCTTATCCATTAAGGCTTCAACCTCTTTAGTAGAGGTCAAGTATTCACGGACAAGGGTGGGGACAAGCTGTGCCGCTACCGCGTTGTAGGCAAAGTCTACAGGGTGCACTACGGTAGGGTCTAAAGAAGCAGCCTTTTCCCCAATGGCATTCATGTCGAGATTCTCCACACCACTAAGGAATGGTAGCTTCTCCCCAATTCGTTTGACAACATTTCGGGTAATATTGGAACGTAACTGCGCCTGCTCCGCTGCTTCTGTGTTGCGGCGTTGCTCCTCTAGCATAAGAGCTTCGCTTAAAGCAGCCTCAGCGTTTTCAATTAAAACCTCCCTGCGGTCGAGGATAGGAGCTATGTCCTCAATAGCTCTGTAAATGGTGGCTTTATCTCTGTCTGATGCTCCTGCTAGAATGCCTTCTAGGGCATCATCCTGTTGAGCGGGGTCTTCAATAGCTAAAGCATCTATGAGATTATCGGAATCTATTTCGTATTTCTCAGCGATGCTAGATGCTTTATCGAGAATATTTTGTAGTGGTTCAGTTACGGCCTGTTTATAGGCAGTTGTGTTTTCCAGATTTGAAAAGGTTTGCTCATGTTCGTAAGCAGATACACGTTCCTGTAGCTGGTCAATGTCGCGGTTTTCAACCAAACCAGACATCTCCTGAATTTTAGCTTCCTGCTCAGCTATAGTCTGGCGCAATTGATCCATATCGGAACGGTTTGCTTTAAGCTCAGTTTTTAGCTGTTTAAACCTGTTTGCCGCTTTTGGCGTCCAGTCACCGGTTTCTTCAGATAGACTCTCTAGCAAGTCAGGGTCGGCTGCATTATCCTCCTCTAAAGCCTCTACTGCGGGTTCTGCTTCCGCTACGGGCTCTGGCGTTGCTTCCGCTACGGGTTCTGGAGTCGGCTCAGGCGTCGGCTCAGGGGTTGTTCCCAATGAAGCCAATGCGCCTTCAATGGCTGATGCGAAATCGGCGGGTTCGTTGCTATCAGGAATAGCGGCTACGGGGTCTGCGGGTGTTTCAGCTACTGCTGTGTCTGTATGTGAGTCCATTCAGTATTTATGGGTTGTGTTTGTTTGTCTGCCCTTACTTTGGTGAGTTTGTGAAGATCAGCAAAAGCATCACGGTATCCTGCATACCAAGCAAGCCTTTGGCTATTGGTAGAGGTTTCGGGGTCGAGGCTGCTGAAGGACGGGCCTGCGACTTCTTTAAGCGTGAGTGCTGCCTCTTGGAAAGTCGGAGAATCCAAGATAGCTCGCAATTCCTCAATTCGTTTGACATCTTTAAACCACCGATCCAATGGAATCGGCAGGGGTGTGTTTTTTGCCATAAATTACTGCTGGAGCTGACGTAGCTCCATTGCATTCTTTGCGTCACGCATAGCTTGCTCCTGCTCAAACTTGGCTTGCTTTATTTGCAAGTCCATTTGGGCTTTCTGCTGAGCCATCTGCATCTTCATGTCATGCTCAGCCATTTTAGCTTGTAAAGCTGGGTCTGGCTGTTGACCTTCGGGTGCTCCTTCCTGAGCCGCGTCCCGTTGCATCTTTTGAACTTTTTTGCTGGTATTATTTATCATCTCCTCAGCGTATTGAAGAGCTTGTTTTGCTTCTCCTACAAGCACCTGTTGGGATGGGTCGCCTGCCAGTAACTCCACTGTCTCAGCAATGTGCTGGTAGAAAGCCTGCAAGGCAGGTAGGGCTTGCATAGGATCAGCAGCCCCTGCGTTAAGTTGCTCAAGCAACTCACTTAAAGCTGGTAAATGAATCTGTAAATGTGAACCATGTAATTCATTTGTAATTACAGGAACAGGGCTCCCTGCCGCCAACTCCTGATTTTCAAAGTAAGCAATCTTGTTATCAACCGTAGGACGCGCTCCCTCAAGCTGAGGAGTGTATCGGTCTGCAAGATCGTGTCCTACACGCGTAGATACGATGTCGCGTGTAAGGTTTCTGCGGCCTACCTCGTCAAACGAACCTGAGATAGCCTGAAGTTCTCTAAGAGCCACTAATCGATTAGCGTATGATCCCGATCCAATTGACCTAACAGCCCTTGTCCGTTCCACGTCAAGGGTGCGGATAAAGGATTCGGGGACGCCTCTGGCTTCACAGCGGCTTATGAATGAAGCTAAGGCGGGGTCGTTCTTTGTGCTGGTGGCTATGCGTCTGACAACCTCCCGCATCAATCTATTCCAACTCGCGTAAAATAAATTAAGGCTGGCACCGGATAGGCGTGTGCTGACATCCATATCAGCCACAACCTGCATCTGATTCCTGTAAGGTGATCCCTGCTGCCCATACGTGCTCACGGTATCCGTGTTCATAGCAAGCTGGTTAGAGATGTCCTCAAGGGCGGGTTGCACAGCCGTTCCTAGATTCGGGACTGCCTTTTCGATTATGTTGACGTTCGGGCTAAGGACTGCATATGCGCCGTAGTAAGTAAACCCTAGCTCATCCAACGCACGTTGGGACTCCGGCTGGATCATAACGGCTGATCCTAACATAGCACCGTCAACCATCTGGCAGCGTAGCCTATTACTTGTTTGGATATGGTTAAAGATACGGTGCCCTAAACCACGGATAGAGTGGTATGTGCCGTTAGAACCCACTCCGTATGTGAACATAACAAATGCACGTTCGGGGGATTCATATCGGGATATCTTCTTATAAAGGAACTCCTGATCTTTTTTACCGTCCTTCTCACACGCAATGTAGTGCGATACAGAACCGTCCATTTCCCTGATCCAGAAATGTAATACGCTGACGGTGGGGTTCTGATACCCTTGGTAAACGTCATTGTTCTTCAGTTCCTGCTGTAATTGCTCCCAATCAGTCAGAGACGTGCCAGCTCGCCCGTTACGCCCATACGTCCCTGAGCCCTTTAAAATGGCGCGTTTAACCTCAGCCACGTTCCATCCAACACGTTCTGCTGCCTCTTCGTTGCGGATAAAGGCATACAGTTCGTGTAGATGGTATTCGCGTCGTCCTATGGCTACATCAATTAGCCCTTCTGACGATGGTGTTTGGCGGGGGATCAGCATGTCTGCAAAAGAACCAACTCTAAATCGCCAATCCTCTGGTGTATCAAAATATGAAATACCTACGCCATGTTTGATGAAAGTGGTGCACAGCCGCAAATAGCTGCTGTGAAATTCCGGCCAGCTTCGGAGTAGATGTGTAATCTCCTCCGCGACTATGTCTTCCTGTGGTTTTATCTCTGAAGCCTCACCCTCAGTCCCCTTAACCTCAACGAGACGCTCTAGAGATGAATACAGGTCAACGTAAGCGGAAAGTGACACGTCAAGCAAACGCTGAGCTTCCCCGAAATTCAGGTTAGTCTTCAACCCTTGCCCGCTGGCCGCGAGACTTCCGCTATCATATGGCGATGCTCCGTCGAACATAGCATCTACCCGAGCACGATTGTAGGACGACTTTTCGTCAGCCTTCCTTAGAGTATGGAAAAGTGATAAGGCACTTTTAACGTCCTTTAGGCGTGTTTTTACGGGCTTGCCTTTTTTATCTAAAGAGCCTAGTGACTCTAAGGCATCCAGTTTTGCATCCAACTCTTCCATGTAAGCGAAAATTTAAGGCTTTTTTCGTCAGCTTCAAGGTTTAATCCTACCAAACGGATTCTACAATATCGGAAACACGAACAGGGGCTCTGGTTTTATCTGAGCTAGTAAGGGTAACGTAAGATGCGCCGTTTCGCAATATCTCTTGTAAGAGGTATATCTTACCGGCATTTGGCCCCCTTGAAGGAGGTTCTATGCAGTAGACGGCTCCATAAGATGTTACGGCGTAACGAGGATAGTCCGGTATCCGACGTGCTCCGATTACCTCCTCTACATCAGCGCGGGTGAGTTCTTCGTCCGGCTCCCCCAACAGCTCTTTGACCATCTTATCAGTATCGAAAGACCAGCGAGTGCCATCGTCCCTGTAGACTTGGGCAAACCACTTCCCGCTACGGTTTTGCAGCCGCAGCTTTCGGTTGAGCCGGTAAACGAAACCAAACTCATCTATCTCATATTGAGACGCTCTGGGTAGACGGGTTCTGCGGGGGTTATCTAATTGCGCGGTGGTAGGGAATTGAGTCATATCAAATTATTGAACACAATAGCATAGAAAAGAATTGAGTCCACCCCCTATATATAAAGTTTCTCTATTAGACATTTCCAGTTGTTTCTATTACAGAAACAACTGGAAATTGGCTCTGAGAAACTTTTCAACTTGCTCAGATTCCAACAATTAGTTTTTCCTTCAATTAAAATACAAGAATCGTGTTTTTGCGCGGTTTTTGGTCGCGCATACAAAACCGCTCATTTATGGCAGAAACCGCTCATATGGAGCACGTTTCACGCCTTTTTGGACTCGTTTTCTGCGCGGTTTTTGCGTAAACGCGCGCGGTTTTCACGGATTTTTGCGCGGTTTTTTCGGTAATAGAGCCGGTTATATTCCTTCCGCGCATCCTCCCATGACGGATCATTTTCCTTTTTCAGCTCTGCTCTGCGTTTAATCAAAGCCTTGTTTTTCCTGTAATAAGCACGCTGATAGGCTAGACGCGCCTCTTTGTTATCTTGGTAATATTTCTGTTTAGCCTCATCTGCCATGAGTAATTGAAATTCATTACGGGATTGCAGTCAAATTTTTTCCTACGCGTGTATATACTACGCATGACGCGCTCAAAAAAAGTGGCACCCCACCCGTGGCGTGG